GAGTAATATTATTTAGAAAACGGAACTATAATTAGATAGAAGAAGTTACATAATTTACATTTTTTCTCTGCATTATCTATAATGAGTAAAGAAGAACTTTTACAATCTCTTCAAAGATTATATAGACTATATATATTGAAGGGGGTATGCGGATTATTTTAATGTAGAACCCGGTTATTTAAAAAACATTATTGACGAAATAACAAAAAATGACGAACTATATGGTTCACACTATAGCAAGAAACAACTTGATGCAGGAAAAAAACGATTGATAGTTTAATCGGGTGTGCAACACCCGAATATGATTATACTTATAAAAAAAAATTAATTATTTTTATAGACCAGGTAACTATTTCGGTTGCATTAAAAAAGAGAAAATATATGCAAAACAGATGTCAGCCATGTTTTATGAATCTATAAATAACAACGCAGAACCGGTCGCAGAGAAAACTGGTGGCGGCAAACAGAATAAATGTAATAGCAAAAGCAAACAGAAAACCCAAAGTAACAACAAAAAGAAAACTCAAAGCAAAAAGAAAAAACAAACCAAAAGTAAACCAGTATTATTATAATGATTCAAGTATCGCCATTATAATAAAAACAAAAATATTTTTTTATCTAGATACGTTAGATTATGAGGTTCGAGATCATTCTTTTTGCAATTACCGCATTTATTATTGCTAATATTTATACAGACGGTAAATATATAAAACTGTTATATAGCGGGAAAAAATATTGGCAGATGGCAGGAGTCGCGTTCGGTGCCTTAATGCTTTATACGCTTTTTAAGTCTAATCCAGTTAGAGCCAGAGAAATGTTATCTACATCGAGTGATTATGTAAAATATTTACCTATTGATAGGGAGACAAGCAGTTTCATTTCACCCATCTTGGATTTTACATCAAAACATGGTTACGACAGTTTAGAGGGACAAATGGATAGTTTAGGTGGTTTTAACTATCCTATTGTTCCAATATCAAACACCGCAGTAAGTGAGAACCGAATAATGGAATCAGGTAAAAAAGGGACAAAACGATCTGTTAGCGAAACGAAGAAGAAATTTGTTGCGTCTAGGCAAAACTGGCATTGTGGAGATTGTGGAGAACAGCTGCCCGCATGGTTTGAAGTTGATCATAAAATAAGACTCGAAGTAGGTGGTAGTAATCATATTGATAATCTAGTCGCCTTATGCCGAGACTGTCATGGTAAAAAAACGGCAATGGAAAATCTATAGACATAGTATAGTATGTTTCCGCCAGCTGAAATAATATTTTCGGGTCTGGTAATATTGACCTTATTAATAATGAGTATTCTGCTACTCGCAGATGTTATACATGTGAAAAATAGCCTAGATTGGGGAACTGTATCATTTGTTCTCACTATATTCCTTCTTCTATTGTTCTCTAATAAATTAAAAACTATGGGTGTCCTGACTACTATTGTCGATCTTGCTATCTCAGGTTCCATGTCAATAGTCCTTCTCCTATTCGGAATTCTGTTTTTTTGTTCAGTAATACCGTTACCTAAACAAAATAATAATTTCGCATTAGGAACATCGTTACTATGTGGTTCTCTACTATCCATTTTTTATTCTTGTTTTAGCGGCGGTTTTATCAGTTATGATTTTGGCATCCCATATGTTCTACTATTTGCTGGCCTTTCCCTACTGTTTGGTTCTCTCATTTCATTAGACATATTGTCGTCGCCCTCTTCGGATAGTATTATCAACGCCTTATTTTTCTTCTTTTTTATTTCGACAGCCTTTTCCTTTTTCTATGGTGCTTCCCTTGATAGTGCTGGTATATGGTTTATCGCATTATCTGTTTTATTCCTACTTTGTTCGACACTACTGATACTACATAATAATAAAATATCATTATTTGGTGTCTCAGAAAGGACCGGATTAATTATATTAGCCATTCTCATTTTGGTAGCACTTCTGTTGTATGGTTATAAGTATTTACTATCCTTCTACAATTATTTTGTAAACACCTTTCTTACTATAAGCAAGGTCGGACTACCTTCCATATCTTTCTCTGACTATTTGTTTGCATTTTATAATACGTATCAGAAGTTCATCGATTTTGTCTTCGCATCTATAACATTTTTACTATATAGTTTCTTCCTTTTCATTCCTGATTTATTAGCTCTGGGTTCATTTGCTATTGGAAATTTTTACTTGAAAATGATCTTATTCTTATTTGGTATCATCTCATATGTCACCTTTAGTTTGAATACGTTTAGTTTATCAGGTTTTAATTTTAATTTACCCAACGTTTCGAATCTTAGTTTACCAAGTTTCCAAGGATTTACCTTACCTAACTTTCAAGGGTATATCGGGCTATTATTTGCATCTCTACTCTTTCTATTATATGGTTTGTTTCTATTTTCTCCTGATTCGTTAGCTCTTGCTTCGTTTGATATCGGTAACTTTTATTTGAAAATGTTGTTATTTCTATTTGGTATGGGTGTATTTGTTATCTTTGGTATGAATACGTTCCAAATGCCTGACCTACATTTTGAGAACATTCGCCTACCTAAAATAGGGCTATCTGACTACGCGTTTTTCTCAGTGAAGAACTTCCAAATTGTGTTTTATTTTATCACCATTACACTGCTCCTCTTCTACCTGTTTCTTTATTCTTCTAAAAAACACTATACCTTCGAAACTCTTGCTACTCTCAATAATCTAATCAGCTTTATCATCTTCTTTTTGACCCTTACCATTTTATACGCAGTATCACGAAGCTATTTTATGAATAAAGAGGGATGGATCGGTAGTGCCTACGCCATTCTATTTTATTTACCCACCTTTTTTTACGATATGCTCGTCTATTTTATGCATGAATTTAACTTGACTACCAATATCGTATACATTTTGTTCGTGACTGAAGTGGTCTTATTATTAGCTTACTATTATATTCCTATCCTTATTGGTAAGTCGATGAATCAAAATGCCATAATAGTGTTTCCCAAGGCAGAGTTTATAGATATGCAACAAGAGATTGCAGGGCCGATTGTGGATAGTTCGGGAACCTATATTACGGATCCATCTTCAGGAACGGTTACAAAGATCGAGCCTACTGTTCTCACAAACTATAGTATTTCTATGTGGATTTATTTGAATCCACAACCTGGAACCGAGCATAATGAATATACCATTTTTCATTACGGAAGATCGGTATCTAATTCTGGAAGTCCAAAAGTGACTTATATTGCCAAAGATGATGAATACAACATCTACTTTTCAAACAACGATATTCAAATGCCTTACAAACTTACTGGACTACCCAAACAAACATGGAATCAATTCGTCTTTAATTATACATCGACTCGGGCTGATTTATTTATTAATGGGCAATTAAACTATACTCGCACGTTTGAAACGCCCAATTCTATACCTACGTATACTAATAAAGATACTATTCATATTGGCGAAGAGGATGGTGTATACGGAGCCATATGCAATATAAAATGTTATACAGTTCCTTTAACACAAACAATGATAGCGAATTCATACACTCTATTGATGTATAAGAATCCACCAGTGGATCTATAGGATGTATACAATCTATTTTTTGAGTAACGGTTTCTTATATTTTTATATTTTCGGGTAACTATTCCGTATATTTTATTTTACTATACTATAGAATGAACTACATGATTATTGGTTTAGTAGTGCTATTTTTTGTAGTCATGTTGTATATATACATACATTATGGGTCCGTATCGACCACATTGATGATGGATGCGGATTTAAACAAGATCATTGACCCTATATCGATAGCTTATGATGCCACCTCGACCAACTACTCATATGGTCTATGGATTTATATCAATACCTGGGATCCTAATGCCAATAAAAATATGATTACGAATCGGGGGAGTCTCAGACTCTATTTAGACAAACAGGCCCCTGTCTTAAAATGTGACATCAAGATGTCTAATGGAACAGTGAAAACATTGGAAATTACTGATAATTTCCCAATCCAAAAATGGACGCATGTTATTATTAGTGCCAACAACCAGTTTATTGATGGTTATGTCAATGGAAAATTAATGAAATCACAGAGATTCTATTCGCCGGCTACAGATAATACAGCAGCAGTTTTACCTGCCACTCCAAAGGCGAAGGGAAAAGTGATTTTAGGAAATGTTGGAAGAGGATACGATGCTTCTGTCACAGGGTTTAAACGATGGAACGCACCTATGGATCCAGAGACGGCATGGGATACTTATACCATAGGCGCACGGGGCATTGATTTTATTAGTCGTATCTATCGGTTTTTCAGCTCCTTGAGAATAACATTTGATGATTAAAAAATCTTTTATTACAAGTCAACTTAATTCATTTATCGGTGTATAATAATAATATTTTATTACTATATACGAATGTCTTCCATTTTTAAAAGTATTACAGATTATGCCAATAATGCATTGGCAACCTCACGAGGTTATCTAGACAAATTTAAAACCGAAAGTTCTGCATCTCCCGAATTTATTACATCAAATACACTGATCGCTAAATTTGGCTTTCTCATTCTCGCTATTGTATTGTTCATCATTTTTTTGAATATCGGCATCTTCTTACTCCGTTATCTCATGACTCCTGCAGCCAATCCATATCTCATCAAAGGGCAGATTCAAGGCAATAAACCGATTGTCATTAAGCAAGATATTTCTATGAAATATTCGGTTCAATTGCAAAGATCTAACAACGAGGACACAGGAATGGAATTCACGTGGTCTGTATGGCTAAACTTCAACGATATTGGTAACGAGTCAAAAGCAGAACACATCTTTAACAAGGGTGACAATAATATCGACAAGATTAGCGGGATTGCCAAGGTGAACAATGCTCCAGGCCTCTATGTGAGTAGAATTACGGACCAAGTATCCAATTCATTAGTTCTGCATGTTAAGATGGATACTAATTCCCCGAACGATACTGAGAACACAATTGATATACCTAATATCCCCATCGGAAAATGGGTCAATGTTGTCATCCGTCTCCAGAATACGTTCTTGGATGTCTATATTAATGGCACGATTGCTAAACGCAATGTTCTCAAATTCGTTCCTAAACAAAACTATAATGATGTCAATGTATGTCAACAAGGTGGGTTTCAAGGTATGTTATCTGATCTACGCTACTATAACCATGCTGTTAATGTATTTGAAATCAATAATATTGTTTCTTGGGGTCCCAATACATCTTTTTATGTACCGACCACACAAATGAGAAAGCATACGAAAATATTCGATTACTTGAGTCAGTCTTGGTATAAGAGCCAATAATCGTGAAAATGTTACAATATTTGCCGTATTGCTGCTGTTGCTAATCTATCTGCATTCGCATTGCCTACTGAATGAATATCTGTATACCCTGTGTGTGCCTCTATGTGTATAAATCTAACGTTCGAAATATCTTTATACAGTTCGTAAGCTAACTTCACGAGCTCTTTGTTCGGTATCGAATCCTTATTTTGACATTTCTTTCCATAAGTAGTAACACATCTTATAGCATATTCAGAATCACTGACGATTGCTACATGAACACCGTTCAGAATATCATGTTCGATTATTGGATATACTTCGACTATTGCGGTCAATTCAGCAACATTATTCGTTTGTTTTCCTTCTATTCTTCGCGACACATTGCGACTATCGTTGTTGCCAAAGTAGATGCCTATTCCTGCCACTGCACTGCTTTTTCCGAAAACACAGATATTCCCGTTATTAGAGCAAGCGCCATCTGTATAGACGTAATAATCAACGGGTCCAATATTCATATTCTCTTTCTCCTTGCTTTCAAGATGTTGGAAAGATGTAAGAAATAGATTTGCTGCTTCTATGGTATCAAATTTTTTGTATACGGCATGTTTGTATCCATTGACTGAGGTTTTGCACTCATCCCAAGTTAGGAATATTCCGGGGGTTCGTCCATTAGCAACTGCATAAAATGGCATATGTATAATAATAATATAATAGCATCTTATATTATATTTAATTGTGTTAAGTATGGCAACAACAAACAATTTAGCTTTCTCTCTATCCGCCATTTGTAACCAGAGAGCTAGACAACAGCTTTATGCGCCAAAACCCATTCGTTTAGAGATGACATCTCCATACACCGGACAATTTACAAAGACACAACTAGATATGCGTAGAAAAGCCGAGATATTGCAATATAAAAGTAATGCCTCCAGCACACAAACGAACAGTTTGACCAAGGCGCAAAAATGGGCTCAGATTGCCAACGGGAAAGGACAGAGGAGCGCGTATACACAATTGGTCAACTATGTGTCGGATCCTGCAACCGGCTCTGTCAACACAGTGGTAACCAATGTTCCTAATTATACTTGTGAAAATGATGATCTGATTCCTACTCCTAGTTATGCATGTGGTGTTCCGGGACCTATTACCTATTTTATTAGAGATGTCAATGTCCCCTTGTATGGTTATGCTACTAATACTGATAGTTATGCCATTACTAAGGCGGAGAATACTGACCCTTGGACTGTAAGTGTGCAAAAAGATATTTTTCTTCCATCCACAGTGGAAATGGAACTATTGGCTATCAATATACGCAGTTATATTCGTAATTCGTTTACTACCTTTTCTATACAAATGCCCATATCTCTCTATATTTCTAGTTTTAGTAGTTTACCTATTGCAACGACCGGACTATCCTTGATTGGTAATAAATTACAGATTACCAATATTGCGATCAATGTGTATTATAACGGACAATTTGTTACAAATAAATGCAACATTGTTAGTCCGACCCTAAACACGCCCTATACATTTGATATAGTGTGCAATCCGACAGTCCAGTCTTTTTCAAATCTTATTAATCTCGGTGTCCTCTATGTTCAAAACCTCGGGTTATATACGACGGCTGGGTATATCTATGATGTCAAAGCCGTGGTCACTGTTGCGTTTACTCCATCCAATAGCGATACGTATTCTAATTATTTTGCAGCAAATACGTCTTATGGAGTGTATTGCAATTTATCAACGCCGCAAGATGGTTCTGTCTTTTCAATAGCAGGAAATTAAATCTTTTCAATAATATATATATGAAGGTTCTCGAATCATCACTTGCCCATCATAAAATAAGTGTTGGTATCATTGTATTATTATTGTTTATTTTAGGAGGTGCATATGTATATGACACATATTACCACAAAGAAAATATGTTTACTGAGTCTTTTACGTATCATATGCCCACCGAGAATGCCAATGCGGCTATGATTGCACTACTAACCATGATTTTGGCGGCGATACTGGCAAATATTTATCTCATGTATGGACGCGCTAAACAATAAGATTCTCTTTATTTAGAAGGAAGTTATTATTTTCTTCGTGTATAATATAATGGATAATAACATTTCTTTAGTTAAGCCGCTGCCAAAAAAGAAAAAAGAGAAAAAAGAAAAGAAAGAAGAGCGTAAGTTTACCCTAAAACACTGTGAAGATGGAAGAGGTGATAAGCGTTATTATATTAAGACGGAAAAGACAGGAAAGGTTGTCGATCCTAAAACCAATAGGTGCGTAGCTGTAGAAGGGGTATTGTTTACAGCAGTTCAAGAGGGTAATATTAGCGAAACTGAAGAAGCTATTGAAGCTGGTGCTAATGTGAATAAGGTGAGAAATGGACGAACTTCTCTTCACTGGGCTTGCGAAATGGGTAGTTACCCCATAGTAGAGCTTTTATTACGTTCCGGCGCTAAAATAAATATCAAGGATACTGAAGGTAAGACACCTCTTGACTTGGCCATTGAGTCCGGTAATAAAGAGATCGAAGACCTTTTGTTGAAGCCTCTTGAAGAAAAAAAGCCTCCTGAAGAAAAAAAAAAGCCTCCTGAAGAAGAAAAAAAGAGTTATCATAAAGTAATGGTTATAAATCCTAAAACCAATCGATATGTATCTGCAGACTCGCTATTGTTTAGAGCAGTTCAAGAGGGTAATGTTAGCGAAACTGAACAAGCTATTAAAGCTGGCGCTAATGTAAATGCGGCGAAAAATGGATGGACTTCTCTTCACTGGGCTTGCAAAATGGGTATTTACCCCGTAGTTGATCTTTTATTACGTTCCGGCGCTAAAATAAATATCAAGGATACTGAAGGTAATACACCTCTTCATATCTCTTGTCAATATGATCATGTGGACATTGCAAATCTCTTGATAACTAGTGGAGCTAGTATAAATAGTAAAAACAATATGGGAATGACTCCTCTTGACTTGGCCATTGAGTCTGGTAATCAAGAGGTCGAAGACCTTTTATTGAAATCTGGAGAAGAAAGAGTGTCAGGATCTTCGCAAAAAATGTCCAGATCTTCGCAAAAAGGCGGAACAAAAAAAGCATGCAAAGCAAACTCCAAAAGTAAAACTAAAAGTAAAAGATAATAAAAGTATATAAAAATTATTATAATAATAATTATTATACAATGACAACACTAACTTTGGAGAAAATCATGGCTAACTTCAACAATTTAAAGGGGAATAAAACCATCTTTTCTCTTGTCAATTTCCAATTTGAATTAGAGGGAATTGGAGATCATCATATTATGTGTAAGGCGAACGGTGATGGTGCGCTATATTATATCTATGATACACAAGAGAAAGAGCAAGTGATAGTTAGGGCCATCGATGATGAAGCTGAACAAACATTTCCTAATCATTTTACAACGGTGACGATGATTGTCGATCCGGATAACCTTACAAACTTGGAACGTGATGAGATTGTCGATCCGGATAACCTTACAAACTTGGAACGTGAGATTGGAGAGAAGGTCACCGCATTAGAAGATGTGTTAACGAAGAATCTATGTGAATCTGAGTAAGACGTTACGTTTAGAATGAGAAAAGGTGTAATATTGTAAATACAGTTATTAACTCATATATGCAGATAGAGTTTAGCATAAAAAATATAGTATCATAATATAGATGGAAACCCTAGTTTATGATACATTCATTCAAAAATTAAAATCTATTATGTATTCGGATATATTACAAGAAAGGTATTCTGTTAGATTAACACCTTATCATTTGAATATTATGGAAAAACTTATCAAATCAAACCCACAGTTTTTTCGTATGGTGATCAGGACAAATTTACGTAATATAAATGACAATAAATTTATCACTACAGATATGCCTTATATTATTTCTATTGTTTCCTATTTATATGATGTTATTGTATCAAACAATAACGTTACAGTAGTAGAAGATAATGCTGATACTTGCGGCACCATATTGAAAATAGTGTTTTCCATTGCTATTCGAGAACAATTGATAAAAACCGACACTACTATATCTTGTGATAATATTATAAATTCTTGCGTTGCTTTATTGAAAAAAACGGTTGTACCTAACACGTCTTTGACAAAAATGATTGAACTAGTTCCAATGAAAAAAGAAGTTATAGCTGACTCTATTTTGATAAATGTCAATGTAGACCCAGTAGAATCATCTTCGGAAGATGTTGCAGTATCATCATCGTCTTTAGAAGAAAACGTTATAACCTTAGAACCACCAGAAAATTTGATAATGGAATCAGCACCTCGAGAAAACGTTATACCCTCATCATCTTCGAAAGAAGACGTTATAACCTCATCATTATCTTCGGAAACTATGATGGAAGCAGCACCTCCAAAAAAAATGATGGAAGCATCTCCACCTGTAGTTCCACTACCTAGAAAACGCACCTCACACAGTTGGTGGTGTTAATAGTGCGATCGGCCCTCTGCATTCTGGACACCCCTTTTTATCGCGAACCAAACGGTTGTTGCAATCTCCACATAACAGATGGCAACAAGGATTAATGGCTAACTTTTCAACAGCCATTTCAACATAACAGACAGGACAATCGGGTTTAGTAGGCAATTTAGAGAAGAGATCACGAATCGTATGCACCATCCTAGCATGACCTGTAGAGACTGCTTTCGCCATCTTCTTTTGCTGCTTCAATTCTCGTGACAATTGTCTAACCTGCTCTAGATCACGCTCTTCACTGGGGAAGGGCTTCTCATATCGATTGTGAAAGTGAACAACAAGCTTGCATATTATCTTCTCTTCCGAATCCATAATTTGTGTTAACTTACAATAAGAGATGATTTCTCCTCGAACATCTCTTATCTGATACGGTTCGTAAAATTTCTCCATATCCTCCTTCACTAACTCAGAGGTTAATCCGCCAATTTCTTCATATACCTTTTCGCCAGTAACGGTGTTCTCATAAACAAGATATTTTTTATTGATCGCTATCTTGTAAACTTGAGTTGCTGACGAATTTGAACAATATTTATTTCTTTCACGAACATCGTAATTGATGGTGCGTATTCCCGGAAAGAATCTACGGTGAAACTGCTGGACAAAGCGGTCCGCAGATTGCTTAAACAGTTCGAAACGGGTTTTGGATGGCATAATGGTATAGCTGTTTTACCTCTCTTTTTGGAAACTTTTTATTTTTCAATTTTTTAGATCTGAAGATTACCGTATTCTTCATATTGTAAATAAGAAATTGTATATGCGGACATTTGCATAAAGTCTTTTGGATATTGATTGATTGAAAAATTGACGTCCTCAAACCGATTCAAAATGACATTCGTCATATATTCGTAACGCTGCAATAAAGGTTCTAGCTTTACTTGTTCAATGGTTACGGATTTGTGTAGGAAGAAGGAGTCTAATAATACGTTGGGTGAATAAATATATATCTGTGGCAATTCACATACTACTGGCGCAGTAACATAGTGTTCATCTTCCACGAATTTCGTAAATACAAATAGGATGTGTTTCATTTTATGAAGAATCTCTTTGTATCTGGTCTTGTCTTCTTTAGAAACCGCGATAAAAGAAGCAGAAATGCGTCTTCTTATCCAATCTACATCATCATGAAAACAAAGATAAATGCTAGATAGTAGGTCGCGTTTTCGTAGCAATGCAACATACTCTTCTCTTTTCTTGGTCAACTCAATAATCGTGCTATCCTTTTGTTGTTTTTTGTCTTTATATTCGGACTCTATACTACACAGTTTCTCAATTGCTAACACATAATCATGAAAAGAGAGGGCCACTTCTTTTTCCACGTGTAACTTGACCGCTTCTGGATATGCTATATCCGTATAACTTCCTCCACGGACCCTGTCAAAACCTTTCGCCTTCATATAGGTCTTAACATGTTTATCTATTTCTAGCGGATCTAAGATACCAACATGTTCAATTACATCAAAAATTGGATGCTCCTTTACAAATTCATATAAGATAGAGCAATCATGGATGATATTTGATAGAGAGTGCTGCCCGGCTACCGTTGGATACAAGAAATAATGATCGTCTTGCAATCTAAATACAATGAGAACATCCAACATATTATTACTATAATAATAATAATAATATCATGTTTTTAACCTTGTTTTGGCGTAGGATTTAAACATAATTGCTGTGTAGGAAATATTTGACCAGATAAACATTTCGCCGTGTCTTTTACCTCGACACAGCCACGGTTTGATCCGTCTTGACCTACTAGACACCAAGATGATTTTGCAGCACTAATTGGATTTTGTATAGAATTTGTCGCATTATCCGGTGCTCCTGCTGTTGCCTTGGTGGAAGGAAGAGGATCCAAGTTGGCTTTCTCGTCTAAAATAGAACCTATAGATAGAATGGTTCCGCTAGCAATTTCAACAGTTCCTTTTCCAAATGTTGAAAAATATCTAGCTAATTGTTGGATAGCCTGTCCAGTAGAATGACTTAAATCAACGAAAAAAGAGATTACATAATCGGTGAAAACCTTTACTTTACTATCAGAATACTTACCCACTAAAACAAGAATACCAAATATGACAAATATAATGCCAAGAAACAAATAGAGGATATTAAATTTATTGCTAAAGAAAAGTGTCATCGTTTGATAAGCCATATAGATCTTATATTTTACAGCGTCAACTATTGAAGATGTATTTGCTAGTATAGTAGAATTGTTTGCAACATTTTGAGACGTGGTTGGTTGTGCTCGTTTTGACATTCGTAATATACATTACTAATACATTTATTTCGTTCATTTTTCTCTTTAAATATATTCATCTATGTTAAATGGTATTGTTTAGCGTAATTGAATCAGTATTTTTCATTAGTTTAGCTATTACATTCATCCTAATTTTATTACTTGTGTATCATTTCAAACAACGCATCCTTTCTTTAGAACAAAAATCAGAGAATATGTTCTTGGTTGTTAATTCACTAGTGAAGGAATATACCAATATGCGGTCATTCTTGCAGATGACAAATTTTAGTCCATCTACTACGAACCCAATGTCATTTGTCTATGAGCAAACAAGAAAAGAAGAAGAAGAAAAGGAGGCGGAGGAAGAAGAAGAAAAAATAGTCGTAAGTGACGATGATGAGGATGAGGATGAGGATGAGGATGAGGATGCAGAGGATGATGATGCGGACGAGGATGAGAATGAGAATGATGAGGTCGAGGTCGATACTTCTATTAGATTAATTTCATTAGATAGTGAGAGAGAAACTTATTTGAATGAAATAGTAGAGATAGAAAGAGAACAAGAAGAAGAACAAGAACAAACACAAGAACAAGAAAAAGAACAAACACAAGAACAAACACAAGAAAAAGAAATTGAAGGTATCAAAACACCAGAAAAGACCCAAGCAGAGTTATACGAAAAGATGTCTACTGCTGCATTAAAATCATTAGTTACATCAAAAGGCCTTTCTACTGACGCAACGAAAATGCGGCGACCAGCTCTTTTAGAATTATTAAACCGATAAACATTTACACCTTAGCACAATTAAATAGCCTTATTATTGGGAGAATTATCAGTTTTTGTTCCGTAAAAAAGCAACGTTGCTCTTACATCTTCAAGGATGAAAACACTTTATCATTTTTAGGAGATATTTATGCATTTTAAAATGCAATAGCCCTTTTTCTTCTTTTTATTTTTCTCTACTAACTATAGAAAAATAATGTATTATGAAATATTTGGTAACACTATCCCTCTGACAACTCCTTCTTTAGGATATAACACTAACAATAAATACCCTGATTTTCCGCCTCTCATGTCGGATGGCAGATCTGTTACAAGCTCATGGCAACCTGAGGCAGTTATCAATGCAAGTATTATTCAAGCAAATGGAATCAAAACGAATTGGGAATATCGACAATTTTTGACAAATAATGCAGTTGAAATTATGAAGTATAATTTTTTAGAGTCTTCTACCGATGTTGGTTATTATAAACGCCCTATCGACTTACCCAGCATTCGAAGCAATATTGTGTCTGGTCCTAATACTGTTCCATATCAGTTTAAAAGTTATTCTGATAAAGCGCAGCCTTTTAGTTACTCCACAAGTGATTTGAAAGAGATGTATCTAAGCAGAGAAGAGTTGAATTCTAGAAAGGTGTCTCCTGTGATTACCCAAGAGCAATTATATCGATCGACATAGACAAAATTCCTCTATCATTATACAATGATAGTTGATTGTGTTATACACCCTTAAAGATTTAAGAGCAACGTTGTCTTTTTACTGATACAGTTGTAATAGTAAAAAATTCGTTATATATAAATGTGTAGTTATATATTACGATGCCAAGAAAAACTATAAAAACAGGTGAACCAAAAACAAATAAGAAAAACAAAAAAAAATGTTATTGATTTAGGCGTAAAATGGCAGACAGAAATGTTACCCAATGTTACACTTAAAGGAGTTCAGTGTAGTAAAAAGATATTTAATTTAACTCAAATTAGAATTTTAGATTATTTTTGCAATGTCAATCCGTTATTAGATCGAAAAAAACTTTTAGTAGATATTAACACAGTATTATTTGAAACCGGGGCTGCTATAACAGGCGGATTTGTATTAAAATGTATTAAAAAATTTAATGACAACAAATCAGATATAGATGTTTTTGTAAATCCTGCCCATTTTGACCGCGTAAATGCCTTTTTTAATACTATTTTTGCGCCCACAAGAGTTATAAAATACGATGTGTCTCCTCCTTACGAAAAAGTAAGCCTTCTATCTGCAATAAAATATGAAAAAATATCTGGCGATAAAACGTATAACATGGATGTTTGTAAAGTGTTTGGCACTTCTCCAGACGAAATTGTTCTCGGGTTTGATCTAACTATATGTATGAATTATTATAATGGTAGATCCGTGTGTTCTATATTTCCTGATCATGTTAAGGAGAAAAAGGGATTTATTGCACCTTATCACGCAAGACTTCTTTTGAAGGGCGATTCTTATATTGTGGGTCGAATCAGAAAATATATGAAAAGAGGATATACATTTTACTATTATGATACAAAAAAAAAGATGATTCAAGAAATAACAAGCGAATTTTTACAACATTTGCCTGTTGCGAAAAAAACGGTTAAGATAACTGAAACGGTTATTTTATCTAGCTAGTAAATAAATACACTGCCTTGATATTTAATTCTTTTGGTATTGTATAACCAAAAAAAATTTTTCTATCATTATATTAATGGAGTTTAATAGAAAAACTATATTTTATGTTGTTTTATTTGTCGTATTATGCGGATTAGTATTTCGTAAATTGAACCTAAATGAGGGTATAACTAATTATATCGAATATAATAAGAATAATCCTTTTCCATGTATACCTGGAGAAACGTATATGCAACAAAAAACATCTCGCAATGGAAGAGTTTTAAAACATAGTGCCGCATGTAGTATTGACGGTAACTCTTTTGCACAAGCACTTGTTGGTTATAATAACAAAACAAATATAAGCACTTATGCGTGTTTTGACGGATTAACCTTTTCTAATGATCAGGACGGATGTATAAAAACGTAATTTATTAAATAAAAGTTTGATCATTCGTATGAAGACATCGTTTCATAACCTAGTAACATAGTATAGAAGGTTATGAAATTACTCAGTTTTGACGTAGGTATTAAGAATATGGCCTACTGCTTTCTAGACATTTCTGGAGAACAAATAGTATCCATTTTGGACTGGAATGTAGTGAATTTAATGACAGACGGGCTATCGATCGTCAATCCATGTTTATGTAGCGTGAAAAGCAGTAAAAAGAAGAAGAACGTAGTAGTAGACATATCATGTAATAAGCCCGCTAAATATACGAAAAACGACCAATATTATTGTGATAAACACGCCAAAAAGGATACTACTTATTTACTACCTTCGAAGATGACTACATCTACCTACCTTGCGACTAAAAAAGTCGATGATTTGTTCAAACTGGCCATCTCCCTTCAATTATATAGTGATTCGACAACAACGACCATTACGGCAAGACCTAAGAAGACTGATTTGTTGACCAAACTAAACGAATATTATGCAACGCATTGTTACCAACTCCTAGCTTCTACGAAACAAAATGCTGGCACTGGGAAGGCTGGTGATATAGATCTCATCGAATTGGGCAAAAACATGAGAACCTTGTTTGATCAAAATGCAGGATGGGCAGATGCGACCCATATTATTATCGAGAACCAAATTTCTACGTTAGCATCGCGAATGAAAACGATACAAGGGATGTTAGCACAATACTTTATTATGCGAAACCCAGAAGCTCATATTGTTTTTGTTTCTTCAGCAAACAAATTGAAAGGGTTAACTCGTGAACCTTTAGAAAATACATTAACTCCTGCACCTATGACTATTACTGCTGGACAACGTTATCGAGAACATAAGCGAGACTCTGTATTTCATTGTTCTCATATCCTTAGACAGCATTCCCATTTAGAGATGTGGCAGTCCTCACTACTTACTAAAAAGAAGGATGATTTGGCAGACTGTTTCTTACAAGGAGTGTGGTATACAAAACAAAATGTATTGCGGTAAAATCTGATATAAAAGGTATCTAATAAACATAAGAAGATGGAAATTATTGATTTGGGTGCATTGGAACATTTAGAACCCGTTTCACTAAATTTAAATACGGATACATTGACTCCGCCTCCTCCTCCCCCACCGGGTAGCAAATCGTCGGGTGTAAATTTTGGTGGAGGTATTGAACTTCTCATGAATGATAAAAAACGATCGAATTCTAATGCATCCGCAATTGATTTAGGTGATTTAAACAAGTTAGAAAATGAATTGAATCAGGCAACAACGCCGAATAGTAGTAGCACTACTACTAGTAGTAGTAGTAGTGGCGATACAAAAACACTTAAAGGCATGGCATCTAGTTTTCTAGGATTTGGTAGCACTACGACTGCACCACCTATTGATATACCTACTGATTCAAAGATTGGACAAGCGACAAGCGAGAGTATGGGGAATACCAAAACATGGGATGGATATGCAAAGATGAATGAAATCCCAATGAGCGCTGGAACTGGGCCCGTAAAAATGTCTGAACGTGATCGTCGTCGTAAAAAGAGAGCTATGATAAAAAAGATCGAGGAATGGTATGAAAAGGGTCATACCAAACAGCATTCTCATTTTACAATAGAATCTCCCTACGAAGAGGTAGAAGATGAATATGAAACCTTGTTGGAGGAGAAGCGAAAGAAGGACAGTGTTAAGTTACAGGGGTGGTGGTTCATGACCTTTATCAATTCAGTAGAATATGCGAACACTGTGTTTAATCCATTCGATTTAAATCTCGATGGATGGGGAGAACAAGTGAGTGAAGATTTGGAGAGTTACGAGGATATTTTTACTGAACTTCACGATAAGTATAAGGGTGGTAAGTTGGCTCCTGAATTGTCGCTTTTGCTACGTATCGGGTTTAGTGCATGTGTAGTCAACTTTACGAACAAGGCACTGTCTACTGCAACCCCTGGTTTCAATGATGTCATCAAACAGAGTCCGGAATTGATGAAAATGTTTACTAATGCCACCGTAAACAGCATGAGTCAACAATCCCCTGGCTTCGCATTTGCCAACAATTTGATGCAAGAACAGGAGAACAAGCCTCGTGGACCACCCCCACCTGCACCTTTAGAGACGAAGAATATGGCAGGCCCGCCCAGACCAGGAATGGCATATACTGATCCAACAGCACCACCGAGTAATCGACCTGATATTAATGCTGGTCGAGGCGCCATGTTTAGAGAGAAGGGTATTGAGGTAAATGGATATGCAAATACAATGCGAACCAATAATGGTTTTATAGGTGAGCAGCAGCAACAAACAAGCAGACCCAGAACCGAAATGCGCGGACCTCAAAATTCTGATATCGATAATATCCTTTCTGGTTTGAAGACGCGAGCAGTAAATATTCAGGAGCAGCAACAAACAAATGTGTCACAGGAGGATGATAGTATGATCTCTATCAGTTCCATGAAGGACCTTCAAGACGGAAATATGCCAAAGCGTTCTCGCAGACGAAATGGATCAAATAAAAATACCATATCATTAGATATCTAGTTAGATAAGTAAAATAGTAAAATAGTTAACAAATTATATAAAATCATCTTTTTTATATAATTATAAGATGGATGATCGTGCATGGTCTCAAGAAGAAGATATACATTTGAACAAACTGTATAATGAAGATACACTTTCTATTATGGATATTTCAAATGTAATCAAGAGAACACCCGGCACCATTATTAGCAGATTGTTGAAACTACAGTATATAGTTAGTCGATCTTCTGTAAGAGGATATAAAACGTATAAAGAGAGTGATCTATATAAAGAAATTGTTTCTGCGAACAAGGATAAAAAAGAAAAAGTAGATAAAAAGAAGAGAGAAGGAAGAGATAATAAGAGAGAAGGTGTAGTAGACAATAATAATAATAATAGTATTACTGAATTGAAGAAAGATGTGCAAGAAATAAAGGAGTCACTGAAAGAGTTGCTCACCATGATGAAAGCGGTATATGATTTTGAAAATAATGATAATGATAATGATAGTGCTAATCATTGAATAATTTATCAGATACTACTATTCTAAAAACATGATGAGAATATGCCCTACGCAAGAAATGACATGAAGCGCCGAGTGATAATAGTTCGCTACAACTTCATCTTCATAAAAACAGTATTGTTTTGTCCAATATCCATACGTATACAAATAACCAGTAGATACAAATGTTGAAACTATCAATAGTGGAATGAGGTAGTCAAAAAAAGATGTTAGGTTTCTCTCTATCATTTTTTCATAAAACGCGTATCCACCATACAGAATGATAGAAACAATCGGAATTTTATCCAATAGAAGTGTCGTTTCTTTTTCTATATTTGCATGGAATGCTACAGATGTAACGAAGAGAAAACTAAATAATGCAACATATATATAATCATCTTTGCAGTAAGCATATAGTATATTACATAGAAATACAAAAGATGAATAAAAACAGCTTGATAACATTGTAATATTACTACATAATAGTTATCCAAAATCGTTGTATTACTAGATTTGATGAACAATGGTATTTGAATTGCAGTTTCTTTGTTCCCCACTCGACTTTGAGAAGGTAGGCGTGCATTTGTTTGGATATCCAACTTTGTCCTTCGTCGTATAACCATATTCAGGAACACCATAAGCCAGAGAATTGGCCACAGCTGATCCATATGTTCTTCTAAAAGCGGCTGTATTGTTCGTTATCGTATTATAACGAACCCGAGTAATGAGAGAAGATGCAGTTACCCCACCCTGCTGTGAGAACTGTGGATTGTTTGGTTTGTAATAAATAGGGACATAAGTTGGTGAAAGTCCAGGCGTAAATGCGGATAAGAACGATTGATTTGTTAATGTTTGACCCTCTCCAATACCCCTACTTGGATAAGTTCCTGCATTAAAACCTATTGCTCCTTGGAATGCATTGTCTTTAATAATAAACGTAGGCACACCCGATGTATCGACGAGAGAGCTGGTATTGGGTCCGTTTATCCATAACTGATAACTCATGTCGGTCGGAGCAGAATATTGTCCAAAATGAGTCGTTGCAAAAAGTGCGCGGTTGGATAAAAATGTTTGCAATTCTACCTTACTGGCTGCGGTATTGTAGGTCATGTTTAGTAAAAACACCTTGTTACCGCCATTATTGTTGATAAAATAATGTTCATTGTTTGCCATGGTGTCCTTGAGTAGTGCATTCACATCATCCAAATTGTAGTGACCAGAAGGGATCGATACCTGATAATTCGATGCGTCTAACCATTGATATCCGAAACTCGTGTCTACTGGAACATAATACTGTTGACAGTGATTAAGACCCTGTGGAGAATAAATATTTGTCACGCTTTGTGCATCGCCAGGTAATAGTGATGGATCGCCTACTCTTATAAAATTGTATTGATTTTGTTGGAACGTTTTGTTTCTGCTTACCAAATATTGACTAGCGTTTGTATAATACCTGTCATTATTTCGTGACTCGTCAAACTTCTTTTTAATCATACCACTACTGCGGACGCGATTGCGCGCATTGGTTGCATTACATGTATACGGATCGTTGCATTGACCTAATTGCTCGGTAACATTGTTTGGGTAACCGATATCTACAGTGGTTGGCAAACCTTTTGTTTGCACATTTGCATTTGTATTGGATAATAGGATCGATCCTCCAGGTTGGTCTAGCACATTGATACTACTTGATGTTCTCACATTGCAACGACTCATATCGTATGTGCTGACTATTTCACGACGATGCAGTTTCACAGGAGGCGGTCTAAAGAAGGATGTTTTGTCCATCATTTTATTGATCCAATTATTATGTTTAATATACGAAGTGATTTGAACAAACGTTTTTCCTTTCCATGGATAATATTCTATTCCATTCATTCCTAAGCGAGCCGGCATATTATAGTATACTATTATACTTAATCTTTTTCTTCCTACCGTTTTTCCTAAAGAATAATAATATTCAAAAACAAATTAAATGGTCCGCGACAGTGTATTTCAGTTATGAATATTTGTTTATCATTAGATCAACTCTTTTTGCCAAATGTATTCTTTCTAGATGCAAAACAAAATATGATTATTCATGGGAAATTTACCCAACTTGTATATTCTGATGAATTCTTTTCTATGAATGGCCTATCCATTACTTTACCTTTTGTAAATTGGAAAATGGAGACTGTCAATAACAATCAGGTGAAATATCTCTATTTCCAACAAAATAATACTATTAATCAAGATATTGTAAAAAAGATTCTAGATTTAGAAACACTCATTATTGAACTATATAAAAGGAAGACTGATTGCACAAAGAGAGTGTCGAATTTATTAAGATACCAATTGTCGTGTGGTTCTCTGAAAATACAGAAAAATTACCATTCGATACATGAAAAGATAGATATTCAACCTATTTCGCGAAGAATTTATATTATCAAGCTATCGGGGGTATGGGAGTCGGACGAGGAGGTGGGAATAACATTCAAAGTATTGGAAATGTATCAGTAGTCTAGCTAACATGAAAGAGGTTTTGTTACCATAGTAGTTGGTCTGCATACCATCCGCGACTTCCTTTAATATGGCGATCTTTCTCGTGTCGCATTCTATATAACTTTCTACGTGTTTTCGCGTAATTTAACCCCCTAGTTTTAATATATGTTGGGTAATCATTCATACCTAAAGCGCCTACACTCGCAACCTTCTTACCCTGTTTGAATACGTCTATCTTTTTGGTTTTGTTTTTAGATGGCTTTACAACAACGCCTAATTTTTTCGCTTTTGTAAGCGTATATTGCGTAATACTATAGGTCATATATATATAATTATTATTAGATAATTATATAAAAATAAGAGTCTAGTTCTAGTAATAGAATGGTTAACAGTTTCGACGTCCTTAATAAGATAGGTCTACAAATAGTGATGTCAGGTGGACAACTCATTGCAACCTTGGTATCCTGTTGGAATCAATTGTATAGCATGAATAAATTCGCATTAGATAGAGGTCATTATGTTTTACGAAACATCTACTGTATAGCTACTGGACAACGTATCGAACCTATGTTGTCTCCTTGGGTATCCTATTCTTTTTTGAGAAGGGGCTTTCTATTGAAGGAGACCTATGATGAAGTCGATGTTGATAATAATAATGATGATGATAGCTTGGCTACTTCGTTTCAAACAGTATTTAGTAAAGAAAATCTTGATGTAGTTACGTCGATCATAGAGAATGACCCTACAGTATATAAAGGAATGATCTTATTATATCACTCTGGTAGCTACATCTGTCGAATGGTGAATAATAATAATAGTAATGATGTAGCTCCATTAACCCGATCTAGCGCCCGATTTTTGAGCATCCAATATGTCCATCCAAAGATGGAAGCTCCAATCTATTTGGAGCTACCCGCTTCCTATTTTACGCACAATAATGATATTCTGTCATCTCTTTTCGTAAAGCGTTGTTTAGAATATCAAGGATCACCCTACCTTTTTGATAATACATATACATTACATATTATGGACAACGTAATCAAGGAGTTCACCCTTTCTAGTTCACAATATATTCGATTGGATAATGAAGGCTACCATATTATTGAAGAAAGTATATAAAGATATTATACGCTACTATGTTACGGAGGCATCACATATGGAGATAGTGAATGCATCCACACAATTACACAATTTGAATGATAAATGGAATTTATATTACCATTTACCACACGATAAAAATTGGGAGTTATCTAGTTATATTACTATTATGGATAACATAGATACAACCGAGAAAGTAATCTCCTTGGCCGAAACGGTTCATGAAAACATCATTAAAAACTGCATGTTGTTTGTAATGAGGCAGGGAATTACTCCCATGTGGGAAGACGCACGAAATCGCAATGGTGGGTGTTTTTCCTACAAGGTTATTAATAAGAGCGTTCCTGAGGTTTGGCGTAACCTCTTCTACATGCTTTGTGGCGAAACTCTATGTGTAAAAAAAGAATACAGTAAGCGAATAAACGGTATTACTATATCTCCTAAGAAAAACTTTTGTATTATTAAAATTTGGCTCGATACATCAGAGTTCCAGGATCCAGGAATGATTTCACCAGTTCCAAATTTGGTGAAACAAGGATGTATTTTTAAGCGTCATGAGCCTGAATTTTGAGTTTTTTTACGGGTTTTTTTACATCTGGTGTAGAAAGGAGCTCTTCTAACGTCTGTATATTTTCAAGAGTAACTTCCTTTTCTAATCCTTTAGATTGTGCAAACGTATATTGTTGTGAAAGAATATGATATTCAGGCAAGCCACCTCCTTCAGTTTTGGAGGTAGCTGGCGATTTTACAAAAAAATAAGAATCCGTAGCTTTATTGCCGGATAATGTTACCCATTTGACGTCCATCTTCAAATTTGAGATACGTGTAGATGCGTATAAAATAATGGGTAAATTTAAGAATGTGGCCAATACCCATATATCTAAATTCGTTAAATAGTATCCTTCATGCATAATCATTTCTTCAAATGTCATGTCGCGACCCTTGATCTTTTCTACCAAGGTTCTTTTACCCTGTAAGTTTAATAATTCTAAAATCTTGGCTTCATATCTTTCTAAATATGGAATATAACCAGTAAATAGATTTTTTTTAATATCTGACGCGGTCACTGTTTTATTATACATTTTTTTGATAATGTAAATAATAACATAATAGGTGCAATAGACAGTATTGTTGAAGACGATTTCACTAGTAGTAGGAAACATTCTCTGCCACATATTTTTATTATTTCCGGTAATACGGATCTCTTCTTTAATACAAATAATATCTTCTTTTTCTTCTTCTTTTTCTTTTGTTTCATACTGTTCTTCCAGAGTAAATCTATTCTTGTAAAGAAAATGTGATATTGGATCTGCTTCGTCGTAGGGTATTTTTTCAATATATTTGTTTTTCTCGTAGGGTATGATATTTTCGAAATATTCGCTTAACAAGGAATCAATAAGAATGATTTCGGTTTCGGCGATATTATATTCGATGATACTATGATTCATATACACATCACTTTCAAACATGAGTCGCTGAATACGCTTAAAACGAATCATTTCATCGGCTAGTCGTAAATAATAAGTTTCCTCGTTATTTGACCCGCTTAATAGATTTTGTTTTGGAAGCACTATTTTTTTAGAAGCTCCTCGTGATATAAAACAATAGGGTTGTTCTAAACATGCTTTGAATTGAAATAATAGCTCATCTTTTATTATGACAAATTGAAATAGATTGTTACCAAGTAATTTCAAGATGGATTCTATTTTCGCCAGTTTGTTTTTATATAAATAAATAGGGTCATGAATGATATGTTTCACTTTATCTACTAATGCGATGGATTCAAGTTTGTTCATCGCATTTCTAATAGTTGTCCGGAAGGTTGTGTAAAATTCACTTTCTAAGGATATTTTTATTGTAAAATCTTGTCTGTCTCCGTCAATCTCCCTTGTTAATGTAATTTCTTTATCTGCATCAATATAATTGATATCTTCGAGAACCTCTAACTCATCTTCAGGTGCGTCAGATTGGGGGAGTGGTGGATTGATCTTGATAAATTGATTTGTTTCTGTGATAATGCCTACTATAATCTGCTTATCTACAACTCGTATCTTTGGCTTACATGGTATTAATGGATTTTGTCTGTTTAATTGGTCTAATTGGTTTACCGTATTATCATAATTGTTCCATATTTCGTCTGATTCCATATAAACAATGTTTAATTCAGGCAATATTGCTGACGGGAAACAGGGGACATAGATTGACGGACTCAGCATGCCACCACCACCTCCTCTTCCCCCCTCTCCTCCTTCCGTGGGTTGTTTGTGAGTCATTAATGCAATGGTTTTACCGCGAAAATTAACCACTTGTCCGTCTATTGAGTAATTACTCTTGTGGAGTTGAACGCGTAGATCCGAAGCAGGGATTGACCTTTCGAAATTATATATTCTCGGATCAGTAATACTAGATAAGGGTGAGCAATATTGGTTGGCCACATTATGAATCATTTCGAGAACACGTTTGAGTGGTCCCTTTGTATTTTTCGGAAAAAATGTCTTCTTGATAAGAATCTGACCCTGTTCAGCTTTATGTTCGTATAGATAGATGGGTTCATAATATTCATTACGTTTTATTAACATGATTGTATCTATCGTTTTATTGTAAAAAGAAGTAGAATACGAATTGGTTGGACATAATATTTGCACGTTGTCTGTAATATCGTCATCTAACATGTCCATGATGACTAAATTAATACCAGTATTAAATAACTTGGTATTAGGAAGAGTTATTAAATCCCATAGATAAACATGATCTACTTCATTTGACCTATCTTTTATGTATGAAATATATTGCAGATAGGATCTTACTGTATCTTCGAAAAAGTCCCGTTGTGCTTCAGAATTTGGATCGATTGATTTGTATAATTCCGTATTGTAATATTTACTAATAATATCTTCACCAACCTGTCTTCGATGACTAGGTTGAAATGTTGCAATCAACGACCCATTATTTAATTTGATAAAGAGATCCAATGTCACTGCGTCTGCAAGCAAATCTTGCATATCATGGATTCTTGGAGGATCTTCTATCCCCCTTTTATATGCATAAATATCAGCAATACATGATATAAATGCGTGGGTCTGCGATTTTTCGACTCCATATCTCAGGAGACAGGGTGTATTGTTCTTTATTTTAGTCTTCTCAAATTTTTCTACGACTAAATCGTGATTTACATGGAGAAAAAGCTCGATGGCTAACGGGAGAAACCCCCATCGACTTTCATCTATAGGGAATTTGTCAGGTCCCATGATATATGATACATGTCTCTTCTCTTTTTTCGTAGTAACTATTTCCTTATTCGTATTTCCATTGCACTCGTTATTCATACGCTGTCTCACTGAATTATCACCGTCTTTGAAACAACATGGCAAACAGAATCCATCTCCCGTTTTTTTATCTGAAAATCCGGGATTATGATAGGCATAGGTTGCCTCTCCTGTAGCCTTGTCCTTTCCTTCATGATTTCGACTCGTAAATTCGTAAATATAGTGGCCTGGCGGTGGTGGTGCTGATGCACCTTTTTTTGTTTCAGGTATAATCTTTCCGCCACATTTTCCTTCGGCTACGTCTTTCTCTGAAAGGGGGGTATTTGTTAGAACACACCAGTATCTTGGGCATATATACCAATATGGGTTTTCTTTATCAGATCCATATTGAAGCGCATGCTTATATGCACCTGGATGCTCTCTATCTATTTTCTCCTTTTCTTTGTTCGTTAATATAATAGGTTGTTTATTTACGGAAGCTTGACATGTTCTCGAATATCCATAAAAATCTCCCTTCTTTGCTTTTGCTGCAAACAATTTTGGTTCTAATTTCTTCATTTTCTTGAAGACAACATCTTGCTTTTTCCATGCTGCTGCAATTGCATCATTTGTCTTATTAATTTCACTATTGGCTGCTGCGCCGCCGTTCATTTTTTGTTCCTGTTCCTGTTCCTGTTCCTGTTCCTCGTCATCTTCAAATAAAATAACATCATCATCTCCTTCTCCTTCTCCTTCTCCTTCTCCTTCCTCTTCTCCTTCTCCTTCCTCTTCTCCTTCCTCTTCCTGTTCCTCTTCAAATAAAATGAAATCTTCATCCTCTTCTTCCTCTTCCTCTTCTTCATCATCAAAAAAACCTTTAATACTCTTTTTTTTAACACTAACTGGTTTAGCTACTACAACAATTGGTATCAACGGTTCGTCATTCTGAACCTTCTGTTTTTCTTTAAAAGACGCCAAAATTTGGCCATCTATTTGTTCAGGATATTGCGTCATTCTTATCATTGCATCAAAAAATACTCGGATCGACTTCACGTAATGAAACGAATCCAGGTTCTCAATATCACATTTCAAAGAAGGAGGAATTGAAAAGGGTTCCTTCGAGAACTTTGTAATAAACCCTGGATGTTCAGCTACTTCCAGAACATTGTTTACAAATCGACCATTCATTGTAGTGCAATCGTTCAAAAACTTTTCTACAGCTTTCGTCGCTACCTCTTCTGACAACGTTGTGCTCATGATCTTAATCACTTCTCTAACGTTACCTTGTGTATCTTTATATAGTTCAGAGATCCGACTCTGAATCTCGTCAGATTTCGTATAATTGCTTACTCGTTTAAAACGATAGATTGATTTTTTCGCGTCGACCTCATCAAACAATATTTTTAATCCAGGATACTCTTTCATATTTACATTATTATGAAATTCGACACTACAGCTATAGGAGAGAGATAATACTTCGAGCGAGTCGTCAAACAATGATGTAAACGTTTTTATGTGATAACCAGACTGGACTAGAAATGCGTTCATCATGTCGATGACTGGGTTTACTGTTTTCAAGAGAAGTTGTTCTAGTTCTTCCATGGTTAAAAACAACTCTTTTGTAGAGGACAATGTATATTGTCCATTATGTTTTGATTCAACAACAACATTTCCGTTTCGATCGAAATGGATGAAAACCTCAATCTTCATATTGTTCACTGTATGATAACACAATACAGTAATCTGTCTTGATTTATGAATATATTTGGAAAGAACATTTAGATTCGCCTTTGTCAACATGGGTATTTTTTTGCCAACCTTTGTAATCTTGTTTGTATAGAGTCGATATAAGCTGTCGCGTCGAATTCCTGGAGTATAACGTATATAAGGCATTTTTTTAGTTGCATGTATTTGTTTGAAGATCTGCTCCAAAGGAACTGTCGTTTTTTGTATCGGATGGAGAACCAAATGAGTTTTATATATTCCATTGTTAGAATATTCTAACATATTTGCAGTAGCTCCATTATATATGTTGTAAAAATGATCAATCATACTATAATATTCCAGAGTGGATTGCTTTATTACCGTATTCTTGTTAGTTAAAAGTGCTTGTCTACCCTCCTCGAATTGTTCTAGCGATTCTATTTTCTCTGATGCTAAATATGGATAGTATATTCGAATAAGATAGGAGGAACGGCGTTGCATATCTCCTTCTATCACCTTCGAAAAGGGAACAACATAAATGGCTTCAGGTTCTCGAAGATATTGAAATAATAGTTCATTGTCCATAGCAATAGGTTGCCCATCAAATATTGGTGGATCCACGGCGAAAGCGGAAAAAGGATTACCGGAAAATAGATAATCCTGCATTTTAGAGAAGACGAAGCCAATAGGATAGCATTTTTCAATCGGTTCTTTATGAAGATCCAATTTATAAAGATCTTGTAGGGTAAAATGTAGAGCGTGAGCAGGCAACCGTTCAATAACATCACTTTTACCAATATTTGTCAAGAATTGATTCATCATCTCTACAGTAAAAGGGAGTGTCTCGTTTTGTGTAAGGTCCATATAGATCTTTTTTAATGGCAATAATTCCCTCCTTTTTGTGAACATGTATAATTCTTCATAGCATAACGGGTCTAACGCATTATCTTTCGTGAGAGCAAGCAACTTCTTTTTTACCATACGAATAGAATCATCAGCGTGGATATATCCCTCTGAATAGACCACTTCTAGCCCTTTTTCTTCAAATCTCTGCTTTTCAGCCTCTTCTATAACTTTAGAGCCGTGAAATACAATCATTTTATCTTCATTCCCATCTTTGTCTAAAAAAATGACGGTTTGTATCATACTATACTATTATAGTATATTTAAAGAGTATATATAGTATAGACGTATTTTTTAGTATATTAATTCTTTAAATATACTATATATACTATATATACTACGTTACAGAATATGAAAAAGGCATTGCTCATTGGTATTAACTACACTTCTATTCCAAACATTTCGCTCCAGGGTTGTATTGATGATGTAGTCAATATGAAGGAATTATTGATCGATGTATACGGTTACGCTGCGACAGATATCGTTATGCTAAATGATGTTGAGGAAGGCGACTCTTCAAAACCAACCAAAGAGAACATTATCAAGGCTTTTGCAATGCTAGCTAGCGAAAGTAGTAGTTTAGATGAAATCTGGGTTCATTACAGTGGTCATGGTTCTCAAATCTATAATCAAAATAGTGATCAAGACGAAAAGTTGGATAGTATCTTGGTTCCTTTAGATTATGAGAGCGAGGGCTACATAAGTGAACAAGATTTATTATCATACTTACAGAAGTTTACATGCAGATCTATTCTTATTTTTGATTGTTGTCATAGCGGAACAATGTGTGACCTTCCCTACGTTATGGAATACATTGCGCCGAACCGATTTACGAAAAAGATAAATACAAATGCAAAGATGAGCAATATGGATATTTACGTATTTAGTGCATGCAGAGATTCCCAAACCGCGGCCGATACTTTTAGTGAAGCATTACAAGAACCTGTCGGTGCATTTACAGCTTCCTTTATTAAACAGGTAAAATCAAAACTACAATACAACATTTTAACGTTATACAATGATATTTGTATGGATTTACAAGCGTCTAATTACAAGCAGGCGCCTGTCTTATCTACGTCATCTGCAAACGTATATTATACAATGGTTCATAACTCTGTAGCTATTTTGCCAACAAAACCGGCTATTTTGACAACACAACCGGTTGTCTTGCCAACACAACCGCAGGTTGTTAGACCACAGGTAAGGGCGCGTAGTAGAATGTCCATGTTTTAACGAAATAAAGAATTACGAGGTAATGTCTAAAGATATCATGTAAATTGGGTTTCAAACAAAGAAGGGAAATTTCAACAAATGGAATATGTATCTACATTTATCGGTTTGTCCCACGGGACCAATGGCTTGTAAGACCTCATTCTCAATGTTACAATAAAACAACTTAAACACATTGTGATTACATCATTACAATGATGGTGAAATCAATACTAGTATCCATCTTCATTATGTTATGTAATGCTCTTCATACGAAACCAAAATTATGTATAAATTGTAAATATTTTATAGATAATAATTTAGCAGGCCCTGAATACGGAAAATGTTCCTACTATCCTCTTAATAATACTCGTTTTTTAGTCGATGGTAAAAATGATATGTTCGGATATCGATATGCAAGTGTAACAAGAGGATCTAACAATTTATGTGGACACGAAGGAAAACATTATAAGAAAAAATATGTTAAAAAGGTTATTTTACCTAAAGTTGATAATAATAATGATACTTCTACTATCTAACCATTTAGATCACATATAATCTATTATCGATTTGTTATTCTGCAGCTTCGACCACGTTTTTACCGAAAAATTGCCATAGGCCGATCGATATCAAACTGCCTAAAATATAACCATTTCCGGCAGACTCATAAGACTTCTGGATACCATAATAAAAAGCGGCAGGGAACAAGAGATAGGAAAGAATGATGTAGAACATCATGATTGCGGAAAACGTCATCAACTTAGACATGTTAATAATAATATTATATTCTTTGTTAAGATAATATTATGCGTCGTAATACGGATTATCATTAATAGTCATACCACAGTATTGTTGTGGCTTCTTTTTGTAATCTTCTGGAGTATGAATGCCCGCCTCTTTTGCTTTTTCTAACAGGAATTTGAAGTTCTCCCAGAATTCGCTCTTGTGACCAATTGACTTTGTCGCAATATGTGATAATTCGTGAATGGCAACAAACATAAGGGTGTTTTCATCGATCAGGTCTTCGTTATCTTTCTTGGAACGACTTAAACAAAAGGCTAATTTCTCACCCTTGTTCTCACTATAAGCAGTGTATTCGCTTGTTGGTAAAGTCTCCATCACCTGTTTTGGATTAAATCCTTTTACTAGCCGTTTTACATTCTCTTTATCAGGATGATGTTTTCCTACATATGTTACCAATTGCTTGCATTTCTCAGTAATGGTTGCTAATAAATTGGAAGCGGCTTGCAATTTTGCTCTCTCTCTCACGCAGTATTTATTACCGTCTTTTGTTGAAATGATGCACTTGAGTAAGAAGCTATCTGAATTTATATAATAAAAATACCCACAAACCAAAAAAAATATTACAATAATAATGCAACCTATGACTTCTGAATCCATTTATATAATGTTACGAATATAATTTACACCAATGAATATTTTCAGATTCGCATTGATCAAATGCTAAAACAATGTTTACTCCCTCTTCTTCTTTTTGGATCCCTCCTCCTCCTCTCCATTCATATTCTCGTCATCATCGAAACCTTCATCCTCATCATTATTGTTATATCCTTCGGGGCTATTTGTAAGCATCAAAATAAAATTACTAGTAAGCATAAAAACGATAGCAAAGACTACACTGTGCGTAGCAGCGACAACATATGACGAGCTAAATTTGAAAGAAGCAGGAGGCAAGCTTACCAAGATTCCGGGAGTAAGCAAAAAGAAGAGAACGGCAGAATAGATAGCTACAAAAATATTCATTCAATATTTATACATTACCTAAATATTATAATATGGTAAATAAATTATAATTCATACTTGGTGTCATTACTATAGATATAAAGATGAAAAACTTATATTATATCTCACTTGAAATGCAGTGTTAATTGTAACTATCTTTTTATTATCTACATTCTAAAATAATGGATCACTGCGTATCACCTAACAAAATATTTATGTAAAATTTTTTTTATTACATAAATATTTTTACTTGTTTACTTGTTTAATTGGAGCATTGACCTAACTCCAGTGGGACACGGCCAATATCTGCCTCAATAGTGCTCTGATTCCAGGGTCCAACATTACCCTTTTGGATTAAAGGGTCAGATCGAAGTTGAAGATTAGGGTTTCGCAGCGTTTGCCCAATGGTATCCAAGCCAATGTGATACCCAGCCTGTAACAAATCAGGCATCAAAATGTCACCCTTATTCATCGAATTGGGATTCAAAGCAGACCATTGACTATTTTGATCTACAGGTAATAAATCTGCTGGATTAGCAACTGGTTGCATAGTATATCCACTACTGGCGGTAGGCTTAGATGCAGTTGGGATAGTGGTTACTACACTAGGTGTAGCACTGGCTCCCGCTGTCTGCTTTGGAATAGTTGCATCAGCCATACCGTCCATAGAAAACATCTTCATCTTAGAATAAGATAGCAATGCCCATGCTAAAACTAAAAATACCAATAAAGCAATAACGCGTTGTGTGGTGAAAAAATTGCTAAACTGTTCTTGGATCTCCTGAAACATCTATGTTATATATACGAATGATAAAATTTTTATAGAAAGCAATTTCATTTTTCTCTAAAGAGAGGACGATCAGTTGTCCACCTCTTCTTCACTATCACTAGTCAAATCATCTAATAAATATACATTCTTGATGCGCTTTGCTTCTAAATAAGATGCTAAGGCAACATTTCTATCCTCCTTTGCCTTAGTTTTCGCTTTTACATATAATTCATAATATACCTCATCTCTCTTTTTCAAGGTTACCACATCTTCACTATCTTCTAAATGTAATTCTATTTCATCTAAACCGTTCTTATCTACTACTGGATCATATACTTTTTCTTCTAACCCGCTCTCATGAACTGCTACATTTACTGGATCAACTACTTGCTCTTCTAAACCGCTCTCATGAACTGGATCAACTACTTGCTCTTCTAAACCGCTATCATGAACTGCTACATTTACTGGATCAACTACTTGCTCTTCTAAACCGCTCTCATGAACTGGATCAACTACTTGCTCTTCTAAACTGCTATCATGAACTGCTACATTTACTGGATCAACTACTTGCTCTTCTAAACTGCTATCATGAACTACTCTTTCTTCTACATTTACGGGAGAAACTGCCTTTTCTTCTACTATTATTACTTTTCCATTTTGCATTTCTGCTAAAGAAGATTCAGTCTTCTTTTTAGAGGAAATGACACATCTATCAAATAGACTGTTTTCTTTCAATATCATAACCTGTTTCAACTCAAAATCAATGTTAAAACTTCGTGTAGAACATCGAATTCCCTGAACTTCGAGAACCGTCATCATTTTTGTATTCTCGACAATTGTATCCATATCAAATTCTACACCATTTTCGTCATAGACTTTAACACTGGTTTTTCCCATTACTAAAGTAATATTGGTCCTCGCAATGTAAAACTTCCCAGATTTAAAAATCTTTAATGAAGGTGTAAAATAATTCTCTATATCTTCGTCCGTCATATCACTCTCGAACCATTCGTCTTTATTCTGATAAATAACACTTCTGCATAAAGCCTCTAACTTTTCCACCCATTGAACAAATTCCTCTTCGTCGTTATTAAACATAAGGTCACAGTAATAACGCTTCCCCGTTTTTGTCAAAGCCTGTTTAGCGTTACATTTAGGCGGTTGTATATAGATAGGCTCATTTTCAATGGTAGATTTAATAAAATAGGATCCGCCTGTTGTCAACGCGGGTTTTATAAACTTCATCTTATCGAAGTTAAATGATGAATTCGTATCATGGATGAGAGACATTCTAAGTATAGAGTTACCTAATCATCTTTTTATATGTATTTGCGTAATAAGAAGATATATATTTTCGAAAGATAAAATAGTATTTTATGAGGAACATACGCGATTCTTGTATACAATTTTTTCAAAATGAAGATATTCGTAAAGAAATTCGAGACATTATTAGTCCAATTGTAGATATAGTCTATAATGAACTGTATGTATATTTGTGGGTAATTTGCTTTTACAATGTATTTCTTTTTTTCATTCTTTTAGCAAATTTAGTATTAATCTTACATCTAATAAAACAGGCGAAAGATTAAATAGCAATATATAGTATAGTCTATGAGCAATACGAAAAAGAGGGGACTATCCAAACAACCTATATTTAATGCACCAATGCAAAAAGGATGTGCGAAAGAAAGAAAGGCTGCCTCTTCAACGAAGAATAAGAGTAAGAGTAAAAAGAGTAAAAAGAGTAAAAGTAAAAAAGTGCATTTCGACAAACATATTACCCAAATTAAATTAGCATAGTATAGTATAGGATCATATGAGTGAATGGAACGACCTAGTTAAGTCTACGTTTGCTAAGAATAAAGGAACCATGGTTAACGGAAAACCGTATGCACTAAAAGATGCTATGAGAGAAGCTAGTCGTTTGCGTAAAGCTGGTGCCAAAACTTCTGGTAAAAAAACAAAAAGTGTTCGTCCTTGTCGAAAAACAAGACGCAATAAAGAATAATTTGCTAAAATAAAACCTCGAAAGAGATAAAATATATTTTCAATATATGGAAAATATATTAAGGTCGACATTAGAAAAATGTGTGTTCTCGCCAGATCCTATTGTTGGGGGGATACCCATTGTTGAATGTATACAACAGAACAAAAAGGATAAGCAGGTTGGTGGAGGCATAGGTTTAGAGAGATTCAAGGATTTAGTCATTCCTATTGGTCTATTCTTAGATAATGCAAACATTGAAGAAATCCTGGATATTGAAGAAGTATATGATAAGGTAATTCCTGACGAATTATTTGATTCATTATTTAACTCTGTTCTGCATTCAAAAAAGAAAGAGAGCAACAACAAAACTAGGAAAATAGTTACTAATTCAAAAGAATGATATTGTTTAATATTCAGACCATTTCTTATTATTATAAGAAGATAACTGTAATAACGTTGCCGCATTATCTTTCCAGTATTGAATTTTCGAATCCAATTGTTTGTCTTTTTCTGTTTTAGGTAGAATGGAATTCTTTTTAGTTTCTAAACGCGACAAATCATCTGCTGTAGCCGGTGGTCTTTGTCCGAAACAATTAACTCCGAATTTCAAATATGGATTATCTATATGTCCGCCATTTACTCCTGGACGTCCACAATCGTTTTCATGACCTTTATTGCCTTGTAAACGATTCCATGTCATTTTCTGTGTAGGAAACAGAATCATTTGATCAGCAGACCATCCGTAGTTACACCATTCTGCACCATCGTTATATGCGTTTTCAATTTGATCGTAATTCGCTAACTTAGCCCCATAAGACGCACAAATCGCTTGCGCATCATCATATGTATATAAATTATTAGACACATTGAAGACTTGATTCGCTATAATCGTGTTGCCCGTTACTGCAGGTGAAGCGCTACTAGTAGTCAATATATTTCCTGTTACTGTGGTAGTAGTAGTAGTAGTAGTTGGAGATCCACTGGTCGCTGCTTTACTAACATAAGCTCCAGTTGTCACTGCATCAGTAGTAACAATATTACCGGTAGCTGTATACGTAGTAGGAGCACCAATAGTAAAAATATTGCCTGTTACTACATTCGCAGTAGAAGAAGTGTTACCGGTGACTCCGGAACCAAAATAATGTTGGACCCAAGTATAATTGCTATTATCAGTGACTGCGTTACCAGTGACTGCGTTACCAGTGACTGCGTTACTAGTGACTGCGTTACTAGTGACAGTAACATATTTTGTAGTATCGAAGTTAAATAACTCCGCAATCATACCAGTCAATGACGTTCGCAAGACATATTTAAAAAACACTACAAATATGGTAAATATAAAAACGGCCCAAGCAGAATTCTCTACGAATGAAATAGAAAAGGGTTTCGTTTCGTCAGATATTGGAACTCGAAACAAGATAAGGAATCCATAAAAAAATACTAAAAATGAACTTGTAAACAGCAGAGACATATTTTCATTTACATAATTTGATATAGCCACAATTATGTTGACCAAGGTTTCCGAATCCAAAAATTTTACATAAACAAAAAACAAGATAATATATACAATACATAAAAGGAAGACCATTCCGTCAAATGTTCTGGATAGAGCCAATTGAAACTCAAGGTTAGCTGGTTGTTGTTTCAACATCTGACCAAGTCCAAAGTAGGCTGCGACATAGAGCGCTAAAAAACAAATTAACGCTATTAAATTGATCTGCGTAAAAAATATATTATATATGCTAATATCCATTTAAAATATATTATACCAGGCTATTTTTTTTACGATAAAACAAACAGTATGCCATTGGCGTAACAATTTTTGCCTCGTTATCCACTTCTTCAACATGTTCATCATTATAATGATACCATTTATCTTTAGAATTTTTCACAAAAGACGTATAATGTCCACCCATAACTCCGCCTACATGATTACAAACGCCAAATAGATCGTATTTATATTGCGATGCATTATATCCGCTTACATATTTACCCACGTCTAAATTCTGTAATGGAAAATCAATCATGTCGTTTATCTTTGTTCCTTCGCTAGTGAATCGTTTAAATGTAAGGATCAGGATTTTCGGAAAATTCCAAAACGTAATACGCTTAGATGCCGTTTCCGTTAACCCTGTCGCCTCATTGAACCATGCGTTTTCGCCATCCATAATCTCGGATGCTGTAAAAATATCGAAACAATCCAATAGAGTCACCGCTTTGCTAAAGGAATTTTGTATAGGCAAGTCCAAAAGAAAATACGGTTCCGGCGTAATCGATTTCTTATTCAAGGGCGATTGGGGCTGAATTTCAGAGACGTAGATTCCATAGAATAGCTCCATAATCTCCGAGTATTCGCGGGAATAGGTAGTCTTCAACATCTCATAACACTTAATTGCCATCTCATCGACAACATTCTCTACATTTCCGCTAATACGCATATTTACACTTCGCGCGATACTATTATGAAGACATTCGATAAAAAACAACAGGAATTCAGGCATGTCGTTCTGTGCGAACCCAGTAAAGAGATCACGCTTTTTGATTTTGGCTAATTGCTGAACATTATGGACAAATCGTCGAGGCGTAACAACTCCATTGCCGCTCCACATGACTCCTCTTAAATCATTCCATTCGATCAAAATGACCGAATCTTTATTCTTAGCATTCAGATAAGATTGATATTTATCTGAATCTAAAAAGGCATGGAGCTCATATACATGGTTCATTGCCTGAAGACATGAGTTTAAAAAACAGGTATTTCCTAAATTCTCAAGACCGGTCAAGCCTTTATTGTGATATTTAGATAAATCCATAATATGTTTAGTAAATCAAAGTATATATAGATATACTAGTAATCTTTATATCTATATAAAGAATGAATAGAAATAACCTAACTCCGTTTGAAGACAATTTATTAAATATGTTTCGCGATTTTACAACTGGTCCAACAAGTAATAATAATAATAATAATAATAATAATAACAATAATGATAATACAGTGTCGCCGCAGCAACACATGATCAATATTGTTAGAGACATCATGCTAGAATACAATCAAAATATTCATGAATATCAAGAGAACACACGTCGTTTTCTACAACTTGTTATAAATATGCAAGAACGCGCGGATAATAACCCGATAACACAACAAGAGCAACAAAGGCAAAATACGAATGTACAGCAACAAGCAAATAACAATAATGATTCATTCTTTTTTAGAGCAATACGGACTTTATTTCGCCCTACAACCATGAGAAATGTAATTGTTGCACCTACTGCTCAACAGATTAGAAACGCAACTCAATCCATAGTATATAATGCTAGTGGCGATTTTATAAATGATACATGTCCTATCGCATTCGAACCGTTTCAGCAAGGAGAAGTAGTAACCCAAATTAGACGTTGTAAACATATATTTAAACCAGCTTCTATACAAACCTGGTTCCAAGAACACGTTCGATGTCCAGTATGTAGATTTGATATTCGAGAAACGGTTGTAAACGAATTAAATGAGACTGAAATGGGAAGTTTACCGATGAGAGCAAGAGAGAATGATTCGTCTAACAATGCAGTTATGAATGCATTAACGAATGAAATATCCTCTATTATACAACAATATGTAACTGATGAATCACTTAATATACCAGTGGGAACAGTTTATACATTTGATATACCCATAGACATATCCTATCAAACTTTAGATAATATCTACGGGAGGCGCTCCGTTTGAAATAGCTGGGTTAAACACCGTTTTAGGATTAAATAGCGAAGGTTTGAACACTTCATTGTCTGCGTATTTTCCTGAATTGACCTCATTTTGTGTGTAAGCTACGCCTCCCCAATTTTTATCCATTGGGTTATCACTTACTGGATCTTTTTCTTTAGCATTATGAATATTATCTAGTTCAGTAATCCGTCCAATGTTTTGTCCATTAGGATCAAACCCGATATACATATTTTTATTGAATATTGACTTTGGATCAATAGGTGCAGAGGTAGCCGATGCGGTTGTCGCTGGGATAGGAGTAGAAGTAACTGTATACGTTGGTAAACTGGTAACAGTAGGAGTTTGCGTTGGTAAACTGGTAACAGTAGGAGTTTGCGTTGGTAAACTGGTAACAGTAGGAGTAGGAGTTTGCGTTGGTAAACTGGTAACAGTAGGAGTTTGCGTTGGTAAACTGGTAACAGTAGGACTAGGACTAACAGTAGTAGTAGTTGGTAAACTGGTAACAGTAGGACTAGGACTACCAGTAGTTGGTAATCCTCCCTGTAAATCAAAAGGACTCGGTCTCACTTTATAAACATCTTTACCTTGCGCATCACTCTCGCTTTGTAAAAATAAGACAGGACACTCTTGACCAATATTCTTCTCTTTTTGAATAGCCAAATAATTAATATATTCGTCTAAGCTAAAAAAAGGAATCGGATTGGTTCCATCTGCAATAGGAAGATTCGTATTATATAACAGTAATATATTACCACGTTTAATTAATAGATTTGGACATTTATTTGGCTCTTCAAAATGTTCTCGTTCTAGGTCTCGTTCTGTAAAAACAAACCAATATAGACCTAATAAAAATATAATAATAACTCCTACTAATAAAAATATATTATTCATTATATATAATATAATATATTTGTAGGAAAAATATCTAACTAATATATATAATGCCAGCGCCAATAAACATTGTTCTTATCCATGCTGATTGGTGTGGGCATTGTAAAGCACTCATGCCTCATTTTAAGAAGGCTAAAGAGGAATTAAGAAAGAGTGATCCGGATATAAAAGTAATAAGTATCACCGATAAAGAAGTTACACCTGCCAAATTAAAATCAATCCATAAAGATTTAGATGTGAAAGGATATCCAACCTTAGTAAAGATTGTAAATAATATATTGTCTCAATTTGGTCCAAATGATGGGAACCGAAATTCAAAACAAGACCTTGTGAAATGGGCCAAAAAAGAGAAGAAGAAGGGAGGCGGCAACAAAACTAAGTGCTCGCGTAGTCCTAAAAATAAAACGGTAAAAAACATGGCCAAAAAATTGAAATAAAAGGGATAACAAAGATCGAACTTATAAAAAGCATCTAAACGTTATTTTATAAGTTATCTATATCATGTCTAAAAAGATCGTTCGAAAGCAGTTTCGTCTGATCGATTTCCACACGTATGATTCAGAAAAAGAAGTGGAAGAGGGAGAGGAAGTAGGTTATAAAGCAACAGATGAAAAGGAATTTGTCATACAAATGTTCGGCATCAATGAGCAAGGCGAAACCTGTTGCCTTTTTATTCGCGATTACCAACCCTTCTTCTATGTGAAGGTTGAATCTACTTGGAAGAATAGACACGCTCAACAGCTTCTTCAGGCTATCAAAGAGAAGATCGAGTTTCGATATCGCAGATCTATTCTGAAAGCAGAGGTCGTTGAATGCAAGAAATTGTATGGATTCTCAGCAGGAAATATGGATACGTTTGTCAAGTTCACCTTCCGGAACAATGCGGCGATGAACAAAGTGAAGAACTTGTGGTATATCTTCCATCAAAATCCAGCAGATTTTGACGGCGAATACAAGAAGAGAACCCCCTTTATTTATAACGGGATAAATATCGATCTATATGAAAGTAATATTCCACCTCTCCTACGATATTTCCACATTCAACAGATTAGTCCAACCGGCTGGGTATCCTTTCGGCAATCCCATGTGTCACAACCTGTGCGGTTAACGACTACATGCAAATACGAATATAATTGTTCCATGTCCGAACTGAAGCCATTGCCTACAAAAGAAACGCGTGTTCCCTACAAAATCTGTAGTTTTGATATTGAGGCAAGTAGTAGTCATGGTGATTTCCCCATCCCTGTCAAAACATATAAGCGTCTTGTTACTAATATAGTTGATGTATACACTAAGCAAAATGCAGTGTCAATATTGGACGAAACAACTTGTCGGGAACTATGCAGAAAGGTCGTATTTACTGCATTTGGATTTTCCTCGTTTGAAGACGTGGATCTTGTTTATCCAAGGAATGCCGCATTATGCAGCAAAGACCGTATACAATCTCTACTCAAGATATTTCTAGAAGAATCTGTAGAGAAGGCGAGGGTAGCAAATGACACAGAAGATAATTCCTACGTCTTGACCATAGACAACGTATTCGAGTCAATTAAGACAACGATAATTAGCGAGGTCGAAGGAGAAGGAGATGATGATGATGATGATGATCATGATGCTACTGATGAGAGGAGGGGGTATACTAATAATAATAGTAATATTGGTGCAGCAGTAAAACGAATCAATAAGAAGTTGACTATTCTCAATGTTCTCATGAACGATAAGCTGCAACGCGATGACAAAATCCAGATTTTGAATGATGTTATGACACGTTTGTTTCCAAGATTGAAGGGAGACGAAGTCACGTTTATTGGATCCACCTTTTTAAGATACGGAGATGCCGAACCCTATTTAAACCACTGCCTCGTAGTTGGATCCTGTGATCCTGTAGAGGGAGCAACGATCGTTTCGGTCGAGGAGGAGGCTGACCTACTCACTGGCTGGGCAAACCTGATTCAGGAAGAAAATCCCGATATTATTATTGGATACAATATTTTCGGATTTGATTATGAGTTCATGTTTCGACGTTCTCAAGAAACCGGTTGTGATACCGAATTTCTGAAATTGTCGCGTATACAAAACGAGGTTTGTGCGAAACCGATTAGCAGAGATGATGACGAACTGATGATTGAGAATGCAAAATTGGCGGTAGCGAGTGGAGAATATGATTTGCGATATCCAAAGATGATTGGTCGTCTACAGATCGACATGTTGTTCACTTTTCGCCGCGACTTCACGCTTTCCTCACACAAATTGGATGATGTGGCATGTCAATTCATTTGTGATGATATCAAGAAAGTGGTCTTATCTGAAGACGGGCTAGGCAATCCAGTTACCGAACTCTACAGTAAAAATATGATGGGGCTTCATGTCGGCGATTATATTCACATTGAGTTACATGGATTTTCGTCGGACTATTATAACCATGGCGAGAAGTTCAAGGTATTAAATATTGTTGCTAAAGAAGATGGCGCCAATGTAATCGTGATAGCTGGTCATCATGGCGACATCGATTTATCTACGTCTCCAAAATGGGGGACAGCAAAGGATGATGTCACCCCCCAAGACATCTTCCGTTTGTCCAAAGGAAGCTCCGCAGATCGCGCCATTGTAGCAAAATACTGTATTCAGGATTGCAACTTGGTTCAGCATCTCATGAATAAGGTGGACGTCATTACAGGTCACGTAGAGATGGGTAAAATTTGCAGTGTTCCTATCTCCTTTCTCGTGTTTCGCGGCCAAGGAATCAAACTCACCAGTTTCGTAGCAAAGAAATGCAGGGAGATGAATACACTCATGCCTGATTTGGAAAAGGTGGGCGACGCGGATGGATATGAGGGTGCCATTGTGCTACCGCCTAAATGTTCCATGTATATGGACAATCCTGTTGCATGTGTAGATTACTCATCTCTCTATCCTTCCTCCATGATTAGTCAAAATCTATCTCACGACAGCAAAGTATGGACAAAGGAGTATGATTTAGAAGGTAATTTAATAAGGGTAACTGGCGAACAAGACGCCGTTACCAAAGAATTCGTATATGATGGACTACCCAACTACGATTATATTGACTTGGAATTCGATACCTACAAATATGTGAGGAAGACGAAGACAGGTAAAGCCGAAAAGACCAAATCGGGCCGCATGATTTGTCGTTGGGCGCAATTCCCCGACAACAAGAAGGGTATTATGCCGACCATTTTGGAAGAGTTATTGAAAGCGAGAAAAGACACTCGCGCTCTCATCAAGACAGAAAAGGATCCGTTTATGCAAAATATCTTGGACAAAAGACAGCTCGGCTACAAAGTGACGGCCAATTCGCTATATGGCCAATGTGGTTCTAGAACATCCACCTTTTATGAAAAGGATATTGCAGCGTCCACCACGGCCACAGGACGTATGATGATTACGTATGCCCGTCGCATGATTGAATCCATATACGGAGATACAGTCTATCATACAGCCGTTCACGGGGATGTCAAGTGCAAAGCCGAATATATCTACGGTGATAGCGTAGCTAGTTATACGCCGGTCTACGTTCGATACAAGAAAGGAAAAGTTATAGTGTGTGCAATGGACGAGCTGGCCAATCGATTTTCCTCTAACCTACATAGTTGTTGGAGGGTCTGTCAAGAAGTCGGTAAGGAGGAGAAGGAAGTATGTGAGTTCGACGGTCATTTGGAAACATGGACAGACGAAGGATGGTCAACGGTATATCGTGTCATTCGCCACAAATTGGCTCCACATAAGAAAATGATTCGTGTCATTACCAATTCAGCCATCGTTGATGTGACAGATGACCATTCCCTCATCACCAAACATGGTAGGGAGATTTCACCGAAAGATATCAAGATCGGTCAAGAGCTGTTGCATCATAGCATTGTTTTCGACGATGAAAACGATAGTTTAAGTTTGAGCAGTGAATGCAGAAAGGATTCATTCGATTTAAATTGCCCGGAAAACCACGTGTTAATGGCGAAACAGATTATGAATACAAAGGTCGATTATTCCATCATTCAGCATGTCAATCACGAATATGAGATTTACGAACACGCCGTCTCAACAGAAGATACGAAGGACCGTGTAAAAGGGTTCCATCAAATCAATGATACAATAGGTGACGGATACGTATATGATTTAACTACAGAGAATCACCACTTTGCTGCAGGAGTTGGTAATATGATTGTTCACAATACCGATTCTGTGTTCTTCACCTTTAACTTGGAACATCCCGAAACGGGCGAGAAGATCAGAGGCAAACCCGCACTAGAAATGACGATCGAGATCGCTCAAGATGCAGCACATCTATGCACACAATATCTGAAATCGCCCATGGAACTTAGTTACGAGAAAACATTGATGCCGTTTATCCTGGTAAGAAAGAAGAAATATGTGGGTATGCTTTACGAGACGAACCCTAACAAGGGGAAGATGAAGATTATGGGTCTATCTGTGAAACGTCGTGATACATGCGACTTCTTCAAAGATGTATATGGAGGTGTATTGAACCGACTCATGATGACCGGAACCGTAGGTACCGTAGGTACCGTAGGTACCGTAGGAACAGTAGAAAAAGCTACCTTAGGTAGTGAACCTATTAAAGACGCCATTTCGTTTGTCAATGAATCCCTACAAGAATTGATTCAAGGTCGAGTCCCAATGGAGAAGTTATCCATTACCAAGGCTCTCCGAAGTTATTACAAACAGCCTCAATCCATTGCACACAAGGTTCTCGCTGATCGTATCGGGAAACGTGATCCTGGAAACAAACCCAAAGCCGGCGATCGTATTCAATATGTATGCATTGATGTCCCGAATAAAAAATTATTGATGGGTGATCGAATTGAAACGCCGGAATTTATCAAGGAAAACGGCTTGAAAATCGATTACAATTATTATATTACAAATCAACTGATGAAACCCTTGCAGCAATTGTTTGGTCTATGTCTCGAGGAGATATGGGAAATGGACAAGAAGAAAAATGCGGGACGCCTTAAGAACTATAGAGCCGAGGTTGAACGGCTACGTGTAGAAACACCGGAAATCGAAAAGTTTATTGAAAAGAAGGAACGCATTTCATCTGCCAAGATCAAAACACTCCTCTTTGATAAATGTCTTCAGGAAATAGACCATGAAAAAAACAAGATACAAACAATTACAAGCTTCTTCACACCCAAGAAGTAATGGGTTGTGCAGCTACGTCGTCTTCTTCAAAAAGTCTTTGATGCGATTGGTCAAACCCTTATTTTTTTCATGTGTCCCGTTTTCGATACGTTTGATCGTATCTTTTTGAAGGTTCATCTTTATATTCAATTGGTCCTGCGTGAGCTTCTTCAGGATGCGAAGCTGCGTTATCTCTTTGCGATCCTCTACAGACACCCTTTCCTGGATAGGTGCTGCGCTATCAGTAAGATTAAGGCTGTCCAGTTGCCGAAACTTCTTTTGTTCTTGAGAATGGGTAGCGTGCGCGCAACCCACTTTGCTTACTGCAGCTCCACCCATCTTATGAAACGTAACGGGTTTCCAGTCTTGATACATGTATAAGTAGTTTAGGTTATTATAACAAACAACAGTAGATAAAGTTTTCAATTTTTTATCAAAGGGTATAAACAATATTATCATAAATACTAATAATAATATGGTACCTATTGAAGTAGTCCAATACATTATAGAATACTCTACTGATATCGACGTGAGACGTGCATTCAATGTATACGGAAAACTTAAAAATCTAAAGGAGAAAGAAGAGGTTCTCAAAAGTGCATTCTCAACCATGGTAGAAGTGTTAACGGATTCACCATTTACTGATGGGTTTTTATGTAGACATACACTCAACAACAAATTAGTTAGACCAACAAATAGTATTGATGGAATCATACCCGACGATAGCATCAATGTATTTTTTATAGAATTTCCAAACTACATTCGGTATGAGATTGATATTTATAAATTCAAGCGTAAAACCCTAAGAGCAGAAGATAGGTTTAAAGAATCAGAATTTTTTTTCGCTGTAGGTGGTTATGGTGCAACCCACTATTGGAATGCACAAATGTATAATTACATTCGATATTGATCTAATCTAAAGCAAAAAAAGAAGAAATACTTATTATTTTACAAAATGAATAACACGACTTTTTTCGCCGAATGTATATTCTGTTTTTGCCAGAGATACAGGGATTTTGATTAATTTCCCGTTTTCCATTTCCATGATCTCGTGTTTCAAGAGTCTTAGTTTATTAATTTGCGGCATGAGTTCATCTATTTGCTTTTTAACAATTGTATTCATTGTTTTCGCTCCGTCATCCTTTTTATGCTGTTGTAGCAATTCGCGCATCCTTTCTACCATAATAAAGATATCTGATTCTGTATTCCTGCGCTGTAACAATTTCTCAGCATTATGATACAATTCCTCGTATTTATTGGTTAAATCTTGTAACATTTCATTATACGTTGAAAATCCCTCTAACTCTTCTTTGAAGAGTGCAACTGATTCTCTTTCATGAATATAACCAAACAAGGTATCTAATTTTTGTCGTATGATGGTTTCCTTCAGTTTCTCCAAATCATCGCGTAAACCTTGTAAATAAAAGGGGACAGGGCTATATCCTCCAGTATAAAGTTCAATATTCAGTTCACATGGATTAGCTCGGTCTCCACATTTTGCAGTAAAACGATCATTTTTCTTTTCGAAAATAGAACCAACTGGCCTTGCGCACTTCACACAGGATGGTGTAAATTGAAGTAGTGCTCGTTTGGCTATGCTTGCTCGTTTACTTAAACTGTCATTATCAATTCCAGCTTTTTTGACAATCTTTTTTTTTTGTGTTTTTATCTTGTTCTCATAATCATGCTTCAATTGAAAAAACCAATGAATCGCTTCCTGAAAGGTAACCTCTGGTCCTTTTAACACTAACTTTTTACCTGTTTTTTTTCCGCCAAATTGCATCGTGTCTTTATATCTTCCTTGATAGTCAGTATCGATTTCGTCTAACTCGTTCAAATTAGCCATACCTTCATCCTTTTCAAATCGATTATCATTTTTGGTCCAACTATCCATTTCGTTCCGACCATCTCTCTCGTTCCGACCATCTCTCTCGTTCCGACCATCTCTCTCGTTCCGACCATCTCTCTCGTTCCGACCATCTCTCTCGTTCCGACCATCCTTCTCATCCTTTTCATCCTTCTCATCCTGGTCAAAGTGCGGAAGAGACATGCTATTTCTAAACTCTACGCTGGGTGTATGTTCCATATGAAAGTGTATAATGTTCTCCGGTTTGTTTTCTATTAAAGTAATTGGATTATGCGATATATGTAGTGTTTGCAAAGATGTTTGACCAGATAGATTTAATGACTTGATACTATTATGATGCAAGATAAGTTGTGTTAAAGTATTCGGTAACCCGTTTAATTCTTCCAATTCATTATAACTAGCATTAAGTTTTACTAAATGATGCATATGTTTGATATCCAAATGACCTACATAATTCAATTCAATGTTCAATTCTTCCAAACTAGCCGGTAGATTATCCAGGTAAAAGAGGAGATTTTTACGACATACCAATTTCTTAAGGTTCTCAGGAATATGTAGCAATTGAGTAATCTTCCCTTCTTTGAATTCTAATGTTGTAATTCCGGATAAACCAAACTCCTCCAAAACAGCTAAATCAAGATCGCCAGATAATTCCTCCCCTACAACTAGAGTATCTGATGCCTTATTCTTCTTCTCCAATAATTCAACAAACCGCGTTTGTGCAGTATTATTATTCGTTATAACATCTTCCCGTAATTGAATAATGTGTTTAGCGGGCATATATATATAGTATACCGTAGAATTTTTATACTATATATTCGGCAAACTAGTGATGGAGGACTGTTGATTGTTTCGCATCTCAACATTCTCTTGATGAAAGCGAATCTTGGAGAGGACATACTGCTCTTCCCGAATTTTTTTTTGTTTTTTTTCATTGTCTGACAATTTCTGTAAATTCGAATAATAAAGGATAAGAGCGCCGACGCCGATAAAGATAAAAAAGACACCAAAATTTAAGATATAGTAATAGAGAGACACGCGTTTGTCATGACATTGTTTTAAAGTATCTGTTAAATAACTATGGGTTCCGGATTCAATCAGTCTTGGAGAACCTTGATCCATTTAATGATTATAAATATAAAATTTGTCTTAATACTCGCTAATTATTAGACTAAAAGGAAAATTATGCGATCGCTAACTTTAAGTTAATATTGTAAATACATGGATACCGATACATAACAAAAAATGGCCAAAACGATTGAAATGACCCACATGGATATCACTGTTTTATGGCGATATCCTAAACCAAAGGGTCGAAACGATCCCTCTTCGTTATATAGAAGACTCGGTTTCATAAGATGAATACATGAAAAAATGACTAAATAAAGTAGTATAATCACATAAATTTTATACTGATACACGATTTCTTTCAACATCTACTAAGTATAGAGGTTTTTTTCTCCTCTTTATAATCTAAATTTCTAATTTTTTTGGTATCTATCTTTTTTTTGGACGGAACACAACATATATAAGTTCATTCTAAGGAAATTATCTTTGGTCCACTATTGAAGTAAAGGTATAAATGTTTGCTTCCCTCTCGCTTTTGTAATATTGCGCATACTTTGGCCTTTCGTTTTTTGGCAGTTTGCTTGCGGTAGGGGCACCAGCAATATTACTACAATAAACATATGGATTTCGTTCGTTACAGTAGCAGGACCAGCAAAATATGGTCTCAATTCTAATCATTACCAAAGCCGTCATCATCACGGTCTTCCTCATAATATGCATCATCAAGTCCACCATTATTGAAATGAACGTCTTCCTCCTCTCCGAATAGATCATCATCATCATCATCATCATCTTCTACAACTACATCGTTCTCTTGTTCAAGAGCAACTTCATTATCAACTACATAAATACCATCATCCCCCTCATTCAATTGCCTCAACAAATCGTTTTGTTCTCGATCAAAGGTGGCTTTATCATACTTGACCAATCCCTTTTGCATTCCCACATTCCAGCGACCCATCTTGAAGTTCTTGAACATATTTTCTACACGTCGTTCATCCACCTCCATCCTACTAAAATATGCGACAATTTGCTCTGTTTCCTTTTCTTTTACTTGTCTCTCCTTCTTAACTATATCTTCATAAGAGACATTAATAACATTCTTATTTGCAATCTCAATATTCAAAAATGCAGCTAGTAATGACGCAACGGTTTTTTTCAATGTCTCTTGATTTCCCAATGAAATTTCAACGGTTACTTCTGTCATATTCAAAGATTCAGCTAGCTCCAATTGGTCGTCATCTAGACTACTACCATATTCTGCGGACATTTGTTCGGCTGGATCTTTACCTACCTCGATATCTGCGCGTCTTTTCTTACGAGTCTCCATTCGACTTTCATGTAGCAATTCTGGATCGTTGCTTTTATCAATATAAGTGTCCAAAACAGTCAGTAAACAATACTTGTATAATTCATACACTGTTTGTTTATCGAATAATAGATGGAATGTTGCCCATTCATCCTCTCCCTCCTCTGCCACATTTTTCTTGATACCTGTATAATTGGGTATATGTTTGATAAACTGAACGATGTCTGCCATACCATCGCCTACAATCATTAACAATTTTTCGAGAACCGGATCCTGTTTGAATTTATCGACATCTCCATAATAAGCTTTTAAAAAGTCAGTAATCTTTTTTTCATGATGTTCGGATAAACCCCATTGTTTGGGGATTTTTTTATAAGTATCTGCATCGCTCATTAACATGGTCGGATATACCCTTGCTAAACTCATAATGGCATTTTCCATGAACTGTGTCACACTATATAGGCCCTCATCGTAATACATCTTTTTCGCCTCCCCGTCTATTTTCCATACAGTAATATTATCTATAAATTCTTCAATTCGAGCAATTTTTGGTGCACTTAATCCACTAAATTTATTCAGAAAATCGACCACTTTATTAGCGGTTGAATCATTTGATGTATACAAATATTCCTTTAATGTTCTAAGTTGGCGTGAAGGTCTATTTTGCCAAACTTTGACATTATCTGCACCTAGCAATTCAATAATATTACGTAGAAGCGGTTCTGCAATCACCTCTGTTCTACCAGTATTCAGTTCTTCTACCAAAGTTAGAAACGTATCTGTCTTGCTGAAATGTGGGTGATGTGGTAGCCTTACTTCATTTTTATCTCCAATAATTCCCATTAAATGGTGCAATGTGGTAGCATCGTAATTGTTACCAACAGATTTTAGAAATGCTATTTTTTCGTCAATCGTTTTAGACGATAGATAGCCATCCGGTTTTTCACTGCAGATAACCTTTAGTTTTTCAGGTATAGGAAGATTTCTATCAAAATTGCAATAATGTATGATAGCGGAGTAAACATTTTCAATCGTAACATCAGTAAGCCCTCCAAGATCACTGTATCGTAAACCGGTAAAGATTGGATTATATAATATGGAAGGTTTGGCTAACACCTCCATGTCTCTTACCATTCGAATGATATAATTCGCTGCATCTATATTTGTCCTTATTCCTGGATTGCTTGCGCTAAAATAGTGTAGTGGATTAACAGAGGAAGAATCATTGCAGCAAGCATTTTCTATAAAGGGTATTTGGGCAGCCGTTTTCAATAATGCGGTTTTAGTTTTCACAACTTCATTAATCATTTCTACGAGAGAGTAGCCATATTGGAGAACCTTCCCTCTTGCTGCAGATATTGCAACTGATTGTTGACCGCTTCTGCCCTTTACCATTGACAATAGCTCTTTACTGAACGAAGGTGATATAGGAGTGATGCCGCCTTTTACATTGAATGGTATGATAGGGGGCAAGAAATGAGACCATTTTTTTACGCTATCCTCCTCTGGAACACGGAGCTCTGGATAATTTCGCAAATACTCGAATTTTGCAGCAAACAACTGTTGAATCTCCTCTTTGATAATGATGTATTTGTTTAAAATGGTTTCTATGCGGGTTGCCAACGTATCTGCTTTGGCCTTCTTAATCGAATCCCAAGGTGCAATAGATGATTTACTTTTTTCGACGACACATGCAATATATTGGAGACCAGTTTTATCACTTCCTTCTACAGATAGCGGGAACCCACTAAACGAGCGGATACACCCAGGAAATGTCTTTCTCGTTTGAAACGAAGGCACAGCTGTCTGAATAGCTATTAATAGATAAGCAGATACAATATAAATATAGGTGCTATCTCTGTATTCGTTATAAGGTGCCAATCCTTTCCCTTTTTTTAATGCTTTTATTGACTGTTTTTCATATGCGTCTTCTTTTAAAACAGCGTCACTTTCAATAAGAGCTGAAGACAATCGAATAACGATGTCGTCTACTTGTTCAATGGGTATATCCATATGCGAACATAATGTATTGAGTATATTATAGATGACATTATTCAATTCAAGTTCAAAGACGCGTTTTTCCGTCTTTCCCATAGTTTGGAGAAGTGCTGTTCCTAAATCCTTTTCCAAAATATCGTGAGTAGTTATATGAAATCCATCCTCGTTAAAGCCTTCTTCTGAACTAAATTCTATTTTTCTTAAGACATATCCACTATATTTATCTACAATAGCATCTCCGTCATCGCTCTTCTCACCTACATCCGTGCAAACACGGTCTAATTCGGTTAAATAATTGTTACCTGATATGAATGCGCTAGCTAAACGAAACAACGATTTTGGCATCAATTTTGTGTTGGTTTCCTTGCAATAGAACCAATGAGGATCATCATTTAACTCTACAATCATAGGTTCTCTACAAAACATATCTACAAACCTTATGATTGAATTTTGTTTGGTAACAAAGTCCTGATTTAAAATGAGATTTCTCAGCCTCAAATGAGGTGATACTGGTGATTCAACATAAGCCGCCTTCGTGCCAATTTCGTAAGAAAGGAGATTGGCTCGTTGTAGTGCAATGTCTCTTAACATTCCATTCTTCTCTAATCCTTGAATGCATCGTTCAATTTCACCTACTAGAGTATCATGAAGGTCCATTTCGACGTGTTCATATCGTCTATCAAATTCAGTTAACATTTTTTTTTTAGCAATTTGTTTCATACGTGTAGCTGCATCATCTGATAATTCACATAGAGCTGTTTCCTCATTTTTAGCGCAGGTCTGGGATAGATTGCAGAATAATATATTATTATCAAAAAACGACTCTTTTTCAATATCGTTATCGGCAACCCATATATCTCTGACGCGTTTATAATATTGCGTTTTTGTTCTTACCTCGGCTTCTACTCCTGCTCCAGCTCCTGCTTTTCCCGCTCCTGCTCCCGCTCCCGCTTTTCCTGCTCCTGCTCCTGCGGCTGTCGGTTTAATCTCCAACACCGCATATTCACCATTATGAACCCTCTTTTTCTTAGAAATCAATGTATTTCTTAATTCATCAGATAACTCGACCGGACATCCATGTTTATGAATCAAATTCTGCTTTAAAAAATCAGAAAACAATTCAGGTGTCATCTTAGATCGCTGTTCCTTGTATTTTTCAACAATTGTATAAGGCGTATCATCAAATTCCTTATCATAGTATAATTCAGTAATATTGTTATCTTTCTCCAACTGTTTCAAAGAGGTATACCGCTTCGTCAAAAATCTACGACTGCAGTCATTTGGCCTTACTTGCTCTAGTTGATCTACATCGTCCAATTTGGCCTCTTGTAAGTCCATAAGGAATGCAGTTGGTGTCATTAACGGTGTCAATAAACATGTTAATAATGTATCATACAGTATTCCGTAATCAAAACTCAATATTCGCTGTAGACTTTCTGAAGAAAGAATGGACGTGTCAGCACCGCTACCACTGTTTGGATTTGGAAGTCGATACGTTTGAAAAAGAGAGACTAGAAATGGCGAAAGCAATTTTGATGGCGTATCAGTTAGTTGACGAAGTAACATATTTGGCAAACGCTTGACACCATATCTAGCGCCTAGAATGTCTGAGAACACCTTCGCTTTTTGTGTGCGAGTTATCATTGTCTCTTCCATAACAGTTTTTATGAGATAACGAATACTATCATGTTGACCATAGGTAATATCCTTCGGATAAACCAAATAAGGCTCCAAATGTTTTACTATATCGATAAACGTAAGATTCGTAACGCGTTTTTTGAGAGTTTTGATTAATAATTTTGTCGGCGGAACTATAGATGAGACAAATTGTTTATAGAGAGAAGGATCCTCTAAATGTGTCACTGATGCCGCTGTAAATTCGATAGGTCGAGAAATAACACCACTTTTTGACGAATCTACCTTGGTTTCATCAAAATACTCGTCAAAGGGTGCATCCATAGTATGAACGTCCATATTGAATGTAGGTGTGAAGACCTGAGACAAATTAAATTTTTGTTGGTGTAGAGATGACCGCTCCAACATATTTGACATTGGCAAACTGATCTTCGAGAACTGGACCACTGGTTCTGGTAGGAATATAAACGATTTTACAGAAATAGTATCATTCTGGGTCATAGGGGCTCGCATATAAACTGTTTTTCCCTGTTTCAAATCGCTCTTCTCTAAATAAGAAGAACCTAGATTATACCTCTGTATAAGATATTTACGGTCAGTAACACCCTCTTTTGAATATGCATGACTAAGGTGATCCTGTAAATTATTAGTGAGAACATCCATATTGGAATGAATCTGTCTCGTTCTATTAGTAGTTATAAACGGACACATCAAGTTTTCAATAGCTTCATTGATCCGCTTGTAATCGTGAGAAGAAGGTGGTTTTTTCTGTAAAGATTCAATTTCTAAAAGGATTGCAGCAACCTTTTCAAATTTCACATCGATTTCGTCATTTTCATACTCAGAATCATTTATCTTTTTTACATTCGTTGTTACAGGAACAATCCAGGAAAGAGGTTGATCTAATTTTTCTAAATGTTCTGCTAACGGTTTGTGAAACGGACCACGGACCTTTGCGCGATTCGCGTTTTTATTCGAATCAAAATAGGAATATTCATTCCTTAACTGTTTGTATCGCTCGATCATACGTTGTATTTTATCCAATAATGTCTTTCTTCTATACTGAACGGGTATACTGGATAATAGTTCGTCCATCATATCATTGATCTGAATTTCAATGCCATATCTTCTTTCTTCATCAGGAACCTCCACTACATGTTCGATTCTGCCCAATGTTTTACCAAAATAGATGGCGTCTTCTGAAATATATTCATCATGTAATGTATCGTAAACTGTTTTGTCAGCAACATAATTAGCAGGAAGATTGATAACAGATTCGCCATTAGGTAACATCTCAAGGGTAGTAATATCGTCGCCTTCTTCTTCTTCTTCTTCGCCTTCTTCTGATAACCATTGTTCATTTTTCAACGACGAGGGTCTTTCGCGGATATCTATACTAGAAAGCGGTAGCTCGAGTGGAATTCCCTTATAATCGAAATTAATATAGATTACATTTTTCTCGGGATACAGTGTGACTTCAATCATATCTTCTTCTAAATTGGTGATCTGGCCCGTAAAGATAGTGGGTGTATCTCCTGCAAAGAGAAGATCGATCCATATACCTGGTAACAATTGGTTCTGTCTCGCATACCCCTTTTCTTCGTGTCGGTCCAATAATAAAATCTTCTCTATAGATTCATCTGTAAAATGTCCTAATTCATCAATATGTAATTCATGAAAAGATGCATTATCAATATTCACTAATTTTATCAATTCATTATCTATATAAATAATCATAAAAGATGCTTCATCAACATCTGCATTTCTCGGGGCGGATAATTGAATGATATCTCCTAATTCTAATGTTACGGAATTTGACATATTTATATATATATATATTGTATATATATGTAAATTTATTTATCTGCTAAACTTGTAATAAAATTTAACCTTGTTTTGAATATAGCTCTGATAATTTACACAGATTTGCTAAATAGTCACACGAATGCTTTTTATTTGCTTCATTCATTGTTCGTATAGGTTCTCGAACCTTATCAATGATCTTCATGATCTCATTCGAATTCGATAAATGGGAAATATCTGACGAATAATCCTTTTCGAAAAAAAAGGTAATATCTCCTTGTTCAATAATATCCTTATACGGAATGTAGACAAATTTATACCAAGCCTTAATAATTGCTATTACGCTTGCTGACTGAATCATCTTAAACGAGTGTCTTGCGTTCTTAATCTCATCATTCTCTGGGTAAATACTGATGATGTCGTCTAAAAATTCGAAAAAATGTTTATTAAATGCTCTTAAATATGTTGTTTTTGTATTTGACATAGTTAGTTATCCTTGATAAATATTTTCTATATCTTTTTACCACCTTTAATTCATTTCGTTTCTTTAGAAATAAAATATATCCTTAAAATATATAAATATGTCTGAACTTGCGCCTTATATGGGCGAGGTTGAACTTCCTCCTACTAATCCAATGATGCGATCAGATACTTCTCAGATGGCCGAACCTGACCTTGCTGATCTTCCTCCTGCTAATCCAATGATGCGATCAGATACTGACCAAATGGCCGAACCTTATCTTGCTGATCTTCCTCCTGCTAATCCAATGATGCGATCAGATACTTCTCAGATGGCCGAGCCTTACCTTGCTGATCTTCCTCCTGCTAATCCAATGATGCGAACAAATGCATTTGGAGAGGAACCAGGTTCTCCTCCTCATGATACAGAATCAAATATGAATATGACCGAAGATGCAAAGATGATCAATCTCAAAATAGAAGAAGCCAAAGGAATGTTGAACTCTGCTATATCTTTACTTGACTCTATGAAGAAAACTGAGATGCTTGGTGGCAGAAGGTGCAAGAAAGGTTCGCGCAAAAATAAGAAGACAGGAAAATGCCGAAAAACGTGCAAACCTGGATTTAAGCGTAGCAGAAAGACTCATCATTGCCAGAAAATGCCCTACTAGACATTAAATACTGGATATCTCATCCATTCTCTTTTGTTGCAGAGAATCTATAGTTACACTTGTCGATACCTTATCTGGTTTATATGTTTCAGGCGGCGTCTCGATAAATTGAATATCTTCCGATGCAGGGGTATAATTATATAAAGGTCTCGTTCCACTCCGGCCTTTAGCGCTTAGTTCCTCAGGGGTCA